CCGTCTAACCTTTCGTAAACTTTTTCATTAACAATAGCATCGCGGAAGCACTTTTTGATTTCCTCTAACTTCAAATACCAGAACCGCTGTAAAATCACGTCTGCGGTCATTGCTATCTGCATATCATTCATACTTTGCTTTACGTTGTAAAACTCGCACACTTCGCAGATTGCTAAGGAAATCAATGCCTGCGCTTCCGCCAACGATGCTTTATTCTTGATTGTCGCAAGGTTAGGCGAATCACTCTTTATCATTGTATAAATCGAAGAGGGCTTGACTGCCTGCCACAATTTCAGTAGCGACGGCGCGTAATCTCTGGCGGCTTTGCGCTCTACTATATTGTATTGTTCCATTTGTTGGTTGAATTTGCACTTCGTAGAAGTATTTATATCCATATTTTTCAATCCACCGCTTTTCCCAAGTTGTCGTAGCGGCTTTCCAATCTTTCATTGTATCGCTACCGACTCTCCAGCCTTTGCTTTGGTAGAAAGCGACAAACTGCTCGGGGTCGAAATGGTAGAATTTATCTCTTACATATTCGGTGACTTCCTCGATGGTCGGAGGGGTGAATTTCGCCTTTGTTTGCTTGGTTACTTTCTTGGTTAGCTTCTTGGTTACAATCTTGGTTGGCAATGCTTCGCAAGTGTCTGAAAGTGAGAATGTTACTTTGGTTAGAATCTTGGTTACTTTCTTGGTTAGCAACTTGGTTAGTTCTAACTTTTTTATCGCCGTCTTAACTTGCTGAATTGAGAGCCTTGTGGCCTGCGAAATATCCTTTTGAGAAGCGCTTACTTCCATATTCTCATCAGCGTTTGCCAATAGGTATATGTACACTTGTGAGGCTTCGGCATTTCGCCATAGCTGCTCACTTAGAATCTCCGTGTTTATCGTTACGTTCTGCATAGTATTTGTCTATTATTCGTTGTAGCTTCGCTGCTTCTTGCCGCCCGAGCCGGACTGCATTACATAGCCGCAAGTCATCTGCGCGGACAATATCTACGCTATCCATTATCTTAGTGTAGTGATTAACTATCGCTTTCGCTAAGTTGTTGGGGATTGATATTGCCATAGTCAATAATAAAACCACTCTATTTTCACAAACCGAGTGGAAAAACTTAAAAATAATACATTATCATTATCGTGGTGCCAGAGGAATCGAACCTCTAAGCGACCTCTGCCGCTTGCCGCCCAAGAATGCGGCGACACCTCCGCTTACTTATATGCTGAAATGTGGACTTATTCAGATGCTTGCCTTGCGGAAGTCCTTAAAGAGCTTTGTCAGCTCCACGGATGCTTTGCGAGCGCGTTTGAGCGCGGCTTTGTTGTCGCTTTTGGTATAGTTTTCAGTGAACGTCACCAAGTGGATTGCGATTTGTTCTTGGATTTCTTTTAATTCCATAGTTATTCTTGTTTTTGTTGTTCGTTATTTTCAGTAGGTGCTACTTCGGTGTATTCTACCTCGGTGATTGCTTCGTCTTCGTTGAAGCTGCGTTTGCGCGGCTTCTCGTCAAGTGATTTAATCCATTCACGTTCCACCCTTTCATCGTAGTCAAAAGCGACCTCAACAACTTTGAGTTTATCCTCGGAGATGTTGCCTTTGGGAACGGCTTTGAATGCGCGTCTGATTAAGCCTTTTTTTGCCATCTCGATGTAGTCAGTGTCCCACGGCGATTGCTTGCCTTTGCTCACGGATGGCGAGCGCTTGCGGATGGCTTCGATTTCCTCTAAACTCATCGTGTCGTACATCGGGGTGCCATCACTTAATTCTACATAGTAGTAGCAGCCTTTGAGGTGCTCTTTGTCGCGCTTTCCCCACGGATTGGGAACGTGGTGCAAATGCGCGTTGGTGCCATATACTACCTCAAATTCTTCACCCTCAAACACCGCGTGTGCTTCTATCTTACGTACAAGGCCGTTGTTGAGCAACATATCAACCAATCCCATATATGAGGGCATAAAGGTGATACGGCCCTTGAACGGAACGAGGTAACCTTGTTTGAGTACCGGATTGAGCGTTGAGTGTGTCAGTGCTACGTTTTTCAGCGCATTGACTAAATCGTCGGGGTAGTTTTGTGCGCACGTTACCAAGAAGTCGTTTGCGAGCATCGCTTGCGCCGCAAAATCAATTTCCTTGGCCATCACCCTATCTGCTTCCGCTGGGTCCTTAAACGTCTTGCGGAACGCGTCAAACGGCTTTGCAAAGGCCGCTTGTATCTTGGATAGCTGTGCAGGCAATTTACGGATAGTGTCGGCACACAACTCCGGCACATACTTCTTTGGAACTTGCGAAGTCGCTTGTTCTTGTGCTTGTTCTTCTGCCATATTATTAGATTTTATGATTCAAGTTGTAGCGGGGGCAGGACTCGAACCTGCGACCACGACCTTATGAGAGTCGTAAGCTACCTCTGCTATCACCCCGCATTGTTGCGGCGGAGGGTATCGAACCCTCTTAGTACACCGGCTATATTGTACCTCGCCGCTTCCGTTTAAACACTATTTAATTTTGCAGAACTTTCTCACAAAAGGCCGTATCTTCGCAGACATAGCCTTTAATCTAAACACAAACAATAATTAACCCTAAAAATATTAGGACCTGATAAAATCATTCTTCACAATTAGCAATTGGAGCGCATCGCGGAGTCGAACCGCAAACCCAAAGTAGTAGGAGAAAGATGTCACCGGACTGCACTCGGTATAGTAAGGAATATTAATTGGGGATTTCTCTTCAAAACTCCGCCGGATTCACACCCGACGGAGAACGCTAAAACAAAATGAAATAAAACAAACTAACCCACTCACTGCATATTCGCTACTTTATTCACGTAGTATGCCGGCGGCTCAATTTCTAATATCTTGATTCCGTCTACGGCTTTAATGTTATAACTTGCGCCCGGCCATTCTTCATTCTCCAAGCACTCGCGGTGAATTTGCATCAGCTTCTCAAACCGAATTGCACCACCGCCTTTCATTACATCTTCATCGTTTTCGCCGTATTGGTGGTAGCCGTAGTTGCGCATATCCACCATTATACAATCCCACGGCGCATTCTTGCTGATGAATACTAAGTAGTATTCCATCCATTGGCCGGTGATTGCGTGGGCCACGTATTGGTACATCGCTGCGCTAATGTCGTAGCCGTATTGGAATATTATACTATTGATGCTATCGGAATCTAACTTCAAAGAGGAAGTTGTTTTCCAATCCACTATCTTATTCTTTGTAAGCAGGTCGCATCGTATCTTCATCGGTGGAAATTCACCCTCCTCTAATATCATTGAGACTTCGGGCGTTCCCCATTTTAGCAGTTTTAACACCTGCTGGCCGATGTATTCAGTGCGCATCAATGAATCCGCCATCATATAGACGTTCTGCAACATCTCTGTGGACACAATCAGCTTGCCTGCGTGGAACTCCTTAAACGCTTCCAAGGCTGCTTGATAAGTCTTGGACGCAGGAGTATATGATTGGCCGGTGCGAGGATTTATAGGTGGGTTGTAGCCAACTATCATGCTCTTGGCTCTTTCCAGTGAGCCGTACTTTGCGTAGCACTCTAACAAGGTGTGTAGCGCACTACCTTCCATCATCGCTTCTGTTGGGTCGTCGGGATTATCTCGCTTGTATCGTGCGTAGGCAGGCGAAATGAGATAATTTTTCAGTTGCGTGGAAGATATGTATTTGCTATACTCAACACCGTGGTGGTATTCTTCGTTGGGTAGGTCGTTTATTATCTTTCCTTCCATATTTATTATTGTTTATTTATTAGGTAGGTCGCAGGAATCGAACCTGCACGTAGCACGCTTGCTACGCTACCATAAACCCTATGCCGAGGTTTTCTCAAATGTCGACACACTTTTTACACTTTTTTTGAATGAATCGTCTTGAACAAATTTTCAATGGAAATTTCAGTGTGGGGTCGCGAGGAATCGAACCTCGGACGAATACTCATCTGCCATCACAACCCCTTACTGCTATTTTCACAAACGGCAGTTGTTGAATTTTTTTGACAAATATCCAAAAGTTGTGGTGCCTCGGGAATCGAACCCGACAACCGCGCCGTTACAACTTCCGATTGCTTATAATTTACTGCGCGATTTCTAAACCATTGCACCATTTACGGCATATTCTCGCGAACCTGCCGTGATAAATCTTATAACCATGTTTTCCTAATTCATTACTTTACTACATTATGTCGAAGTTACATACTGCGCCGTGGAGCGGAATCGAACTGCTCAATCTGGACTTGACTAACTCAATAGATTTTAAATCCTCATAACCATTCACGGCTTATCGCTTGCCGATTTTCACAAACAGGCAAACTTGCATAATCGGATTTATGACTTTTCGTTACCTAATCTAATACCTTTTGTCGCAGGGTGGGGTCGGAATCATTATCGTAGAAATCATTGTGATTATCATTCCGATGCATCCAACCACTGCGCCAATTTTATACATCATGCAATAGCTGTTGGGTGAAAAAAGCATCAGCAGAGCGCCGATTATCGCAAGCACCGTGCCGATGAAAGTTGCAATCTCTAATTTCTTTCGTTTGCTCATATTCATTAGTTTTAGTTGTAGAGGGCGTAGGACTTGAACCTACAACCTATTGTGTATAAGACAATTGCGCTAACCAATTGCGCCAGCCCTCCATTTTCCTGCCTAATTTCTCAATCAAGCAGGTTGCCCTAAAGACAAACAAAGTCAAAGTTATTCACTCTAAAAAATAACTGCATTATGCATCTGTGTTCCCACGGAGGTTCCGATGTGGCTCTACACTGCTCGGTGAGCAGTCGTGGGATATATAGTGTTGGAATATCAGCGTTGCGCTGCTTTATTCCATTGTTTGCTATGGTTAATTACTGGCCACCACTGTACGCGCGAGGGGCCGTTTTCTCGCTCTTTCGGTCGCCTTTCGGCGCACTTACTCAACACTACTTACACAATCCCTTATCGTGCTTTCATGTGCGCTCCACCATGTCAATGTACGCTTCGGTTAACTACCCCCACCAGTACCGCAGAATTTCTTCCGCAGTGATGTATCTCCGGCCATTGTCGCGGCGAACTCTTGTGTCGATGCCACCGCATTGCGCACCGATGTTTATAGCTTTGTAAAGCGTGCTGCGGCTCACTTGAAGCAGCTTTGCACTCTCGCTCACGCTATAATGTGCGCCAAGGCTTACTCGTGGAGGTGTTGTAACCATTGTTTCAATATTCGTTGAAGCTAATTAAGCCTCGTTACTACTATTGTTCCGGTGTCGCGGCTGACACGTGTTTGAAACTTCTTGTTCCACTGAAGGCCATAGCTGCTACACATTGTCCTTACAGTAGACAATCGGTCAACCGGATAAGCTACGGTTTCTCCGACTAACAAGTCGCGTAACTGTGCTAAAATGGGCTTGGCGATATTATTTTTTTCAGTTTTCATATTGTAGTTTTAAATTATTTTATTAACTTTGTGGCGGATTTTTAAACTTACCATTATGAAACTTCAAATTAGCAATATCTCTTTATCTCACTTAGCGTTGGAAGTACTTTAATCGCACACCTTGGTGGCTTTATTTGATTGTCACTTTTGTATGTAAATCTTAGTATTTCCTCGGTTTGAACTTTACTTATTTATTTAACTTCACTGCAAAGTTACAAAGAATATTTGTAACTACCAAAACTTTCTCAATTATTTAACTATCATTAACAATGGACCTCTCTCATCGCGTTAAGGTAATTCTCGACCAAACGCAGCTAACTCCCTCCAAGTTAGCTACTTGCATTGGTTTAAAGTGGCCTAAAACTATCTACGATGCGCTTTCGGGTAAATCCGATACTTTCTCTACTCAAACTATCAATGCTTTCATTAAGGCGTTCCCAACCCTTAATAAGCAATGGATGGCTACCGGCGAGGGTCAAATGACCACGGACGGTCTAAAGCTCAATCCACCGAGCAACACAATCAAGGCCGGGTTTAAAGACCGTATCCTGCAAGTGATTGAAGCTCTCAACTACAATAAGTATATGTTCACGCGCAAGTGTGGATTATCCGGCGGCACAATTGACAGGATCTCTGAACGTTCCTATGAATCCACAATCGACCGTATCTGCGAGGCTCTGCCCAACATCAACCGCGATTGGCTTATCAGCGGCGAGGGTGAAATGTTTAATGATGAAGATGTGCAGCCTAAATCCGGCAATACAGCTATATCCGCTGTAAACTCCGCAGTTGTTAATGGTAATGGGAATGCTATTAACTATAACGGCGGCACAAGTGAAGGTGCTTCTACGCGTTCCTGTGCACCTTTAATTCCGCAGTTTATCAAGAATATGCCTAACTTGGATGTACTGCACTACGCTCGCCATAATCAATGCCCTGCTTGCCCTATCTCTATTGAGGGTATCAACGTAGACTTATGGTACTCTGTGGAGGATTCTGCAATGGCTCCAAACTTCCGCCTTGGTGATAATCTTGCTCTTGTGGCTGATGTCGATACTATCATCCCCGGCAAGGTTTATGTCATCGACACAAATTCCCAAGGCTGCATATTCCGTATGTTCTTATTTAATGATCAAGGCGACTTTATTTGCCGTTCCACTAACCAAGAACTTTACCCCGACTTCGTAATCTCGCAATCTGATGTAATCCGCATCTACAAAGTCGCAGGTATGTTCCGATTCAATACAAACCTCTAATGACAAAAAGTGTGTCTATGCACAGTTTTTGTCAGTAACAACTCGGGGTTAATACTCCGTGTATTTGCATAATAAAAGTGTTTGCTCCGCAGTCTGTGAAGATAGCGGAGTTTTTTCTTAATCTTTGTTAATGTGTTTGCTTTACCGAGTTTTTATCGCTAACTTTGTGCTACGTTTTATTCTTTGGCTTCTGCATGGCGCGATGCCACCTTGAAGCAAAATCTAAGGTCGTGGTCCTGTATTTCATTCCACGGCCTTTTTTATGCGCATAAAAAAGCACCTCGCTTGTGGCAAGATGCTTTATTGTTATTACAATTTTTATGTTAAATGGACTGTGCCTCGCGGCAGTAGTGTCGTTTTAATCCACGCTCTCTTGAGCGATTTTGATGGTGCAAAGTTAAAGGTTTATTTTTAATCCTGCAAATTATTCATCAAAAAAATTAACCTCGCACTTAAATACGAGGCTAATTCTCCTTTATGATATACACTCAATTCTTTTTTTCACCACAAATATAGAAAATTATTTCAAACTACACAAAAAATCCCCGACAACTCGTATCGGGGATAAAACATACCATGAATATTGCATCTAAGTTTGGGCGACCTGCCTCACGGCTGTTGTTCTGCGCCCGGTTTAGCAATGCTGTTTCACAACAGGATGCTAACGCAAAATAAACATTCCAATTTAATTTTTTGCGGCCAAAATTTTAGAAAAAACCTCTTTTTTTGTTGCTTTTGGCGGCAAATTTTTATTTCTTTGCCTATTATTTAGGCTTTAATATCTTTTTTCGCTCCAGATTTCTCTTTTTTCTCCATCTCGCTATATTTAAACTCTCGCGTGTGCGGCATCTCTATACAATTAACCCCCTACTACTACTTAAATATAAACGTAGTGTAATTGTCGGAGTTTGAACAAAGTTTTTTTATATGCATAGATTATTCAAAACACTGATACCAAGCATCAGACTTGGCAACATTGCGTTGAAGTCTGTCTTTGTGATTAAATATAACATTACAGAGCTGTTTGTCGAAATTTTCACTTAAACGATACTCGTTTGCTTCACGCACATAGCCAATACGGCCAATAATAATAAGCCTGCGTCTGTAAAATTCAGGGTCAGAAACAAGCCAAGTTTGCGTAGGCATATACATCACAGGAATCAGTTTGAAGCGAGTTGTGGTGATTACGCCCTTTGCATCGAGTTTATTTAAGTGTCGACCAACGGTAGAGAAATGGCAACCGAGTATCTTGGCGAGTTTTCTTAGCGATAACGCATTTGCACGGTCAGAACAAGAAGATGAGCGAGGTTCGTCACCCCCTACTACTTCAATAAAATTATTCTCGCGCTCAAAAGCCGCTATCATACCAAGTACGCGCACATCGAATAAATCGTTCGCCACGTTTTGGTGCGATGGAATATCTTGTGGATTAAATTCAAACTTATAGCAATATGTTGAAATAGCCACAAAGCGCTTGTGCCGGCTAAGATTCACCCATTGCTGTGACATATAGTCATTCTTCACATTGCGAGCAACAAGATAATTTCTTTTGGCATTGAAATAGAATAACTCGGGGCAATTCTTAGCTTGATTGAGCAAACGTTCAGCCTTGACTGCGCCGCATTTCAGAATACTGCGGAGTAAAGAAATTGTGGGGTGGCAACCGGAATGGCCGAAGCGCATCTTTAAACATACCGAAAGCGCAAGCAACTGTCTTAGCCGCTTGTCCTTAACGCATTTTTTAAGGAGTGCATATGGAATGTTAATGTTGCGCATTTTAATTTAGTAGTTTGAATTATGGCGGCGAAATTACAAAATATTTTTCAAACTACCAAATGGCTCAAAGTAACGTTATATATAAAATTTGTAAGATATTGTTCCCCTCAAAATATCGTGTGACCTTTGTGAAACCCACTTTTTGGCTAAAATGTAAAGTATTGATATTCAACAGAATAATATGATGGAAAAAATTTCCACCGGGAGTTACGAAATAGTTAAACAAATTCATTTGCATTTAGCCATAACATATTGGCCATCAATTATTTAGGTGGTGAGAGCAGTGTTCATAAAAGTTAAATAAACCTATATTTTACTAAACAATTGTGCAGTTTTGTTCAAATTTGTCTAACTTTGTGCAGTTTGTGTGACCCCAGTGCAACCTATTCGTTACAAAATCCATTCAAAAGTTTAACTTCTATTAACTAAAATGTAAGGTTTTTTAACTATGTTTACTTACAAATTCATTGTGCGCCAAGGTAAAGAACGCTACCCACGCGTTAGAATTACCTACCAACGCAAGAAGGCGGAGTTGTCGCTCAAAATTGAGTTAGACCCCGAAGACTTCTACGATGCACTTTCAAAGCGACCTAAGCCGGAGAATATGCGTTGGTGCCGCCTGCTCAAATTCTATCGCTCTAAGATAGATGATGTAAAAATATTCCTCATTGAGCATCAAGTGCGAATTACTTCGGTGGCTCAAATTCGCGACTACATCTACCAAGCTATCTTCCCAAATTCGACCAAGGCCAACCTATTGACAAATTCGTTTGAGGCCTTACAAAATTCGTTCACGCCCATAATAGAAACAAATTCGGTTGCGCCCATAGTAGTAAATACACCCATCGCCGCAGCCGTGCGCCCAAAATTCGCCGCATATCTATACGATATGATTCTTAACGCGAAATCCAAAAGCACGGCAAATTCGTATCGCTTAACATACAACCACCTGCGCAAATTCGACCCCAAGTTCGAGAGCCGAGAGTTTGAGGATATAACGTTGGATTACCTCAACAAATTCGACAAATACCTTTCTCGTACTACTTCACTTAATGGCCGGAGCGTATACCTGCGCAAAATTCGTTCGGCTCTTAATATGGCTCGTCAGAATAATCTAACAACAAATTACCCCTTCTCGCGATTCAAAATCAAGATGAAAGAGACCATCAAGCGTTCATTGCCGTTGGATGCACTTCGCAAGCTGTTCACCCAAGAGCCGACCAAAGGTTGCGAGCTTGGCGCGGATTTGTTCAAGCTGATTTTTATGTTCATCGGTATCAACTTCAAGGATTTATTTACCTGTGGCAAGGTTACCCAAGAAGGCCGAATAGAGTATTACCGAGCCAAGACAGGCAAATTATACTCCATTAAGGTTGAGCCGGAAGCGATGGAAATTATTCGCAAGTATGAGGGTGAAAGCCACTTATTGAGATTCTGCGAACACTACGCAGGCTACGTGGGTTTGCTCACCGAGGTAAACAAGCAGTTGCACGAAATTGGCGGCGATGAATACCCCGGATTAACTACCTATTGGGCGCGGCACACGTGGGCTACGTTGGCGGCTGAATTAGACTTCTCCGACAGCGTTATTTCACAAGCCTTAGGCCATAGCACGGCGCAAAAGGTTACAGAAGTATACATTATGCGCAACCGCACAAAGGTAGATAAAGCAAACCGCCAAATACTTAATTTAGTACTTGGCGGCTGTGAGGGTTGATTTCAACGAGTGTTATTTTCCAAATAGCATTTCCATAAGTTCGTTGCTCGGTTCTTCGTAGTTGAGTACATAGTCAAGCAGAGCAAGCAGAGCTTCGGTTTCGCCGTGGCCTTTTGCGCGCATTATTGAGCCGCGGTATTCGCACGTAGCTTCGATGAACGGAAATTGGCGGTAGCTGGCGCCAAATCCTTTAGTGTAGTTGTGCGCTTCGATGCCTTGTGCGCCGGCTTCCGAAAGAATTTGCAGCGCGGTTTGTGCGGCTGTTTGCTCGTTTGCAAGGTTGCACCATGTTTTTACGTATCCCACTGCGGGGTTATCGCTGATGCGGCCAAGAATTTCGGAGTAGCGGTCTTTCGCGGTTATTGTGATACACACCAGTGTAATGTCGTATTTGTATTGATTGAGCCGGGTTAAGTCTTCGATGTTGTACAGGGTTTTGAAGTCGTCGTTAACCATTTCCACATCAACGCCGCAGTGGCAAAGGTCGTATTCTTCGATGTGGTATTTCAGCAGATTAACGCACTGCGCGAAGTCGTTAAATTTGCTCACCGGCATTTCGTAGGTAGCGATGATTTTATTTTGAGTGCTGCCCTCACTGATTTTGGTAAAATCAACATTGAGCCGCACCAGCTTTTCAGCGTAGCGGAACGCTGTTTTTAGGAAGTTTAGTTGTTCGGAAGTCATTTTGTTTTATGTGTTATTAGGTTTATTTATTGGCAAAGTTAGGTATTATTTTTGATTTGGCCAAATGTAGTTGGGAAATTTATTCCCCAAGCTACATTATTCGTCGTCGTCGCCGCAATACTTTGCGCGTTCCTCGTCGGTGATTACTCGGGCGCGATAGGGGCAGCCTAAGTGATGGCGTATCCACCATTGTATGCGATTCTTATTTGGGCGGTGGCCTTTGCGTGTGCAGAATATATCTGGTCGGAGGTCGTATAATGTTGACAACTCTTCTGCGATTTGAGTATACGTTAAACCTTTGTCCCAAAGTTCGCAGGCGCGTTTATAGGCCGCAGACTGTTCCAACCATTCGTCGGCGTTTAGGCGGCGAGTGATAGCGCCGGGGGCGGGGTTCGGTGCGCCGGGGTTGACGGGGCCAAATTTGGTCATAATTCTGCCGCTGCGTTTGGATATGTGAAAGCCCTTTTCGGCGATTTCGGCACGTATTGCGGCTAAGCCCTCTTTCGTGCGCTGACGCGTGTTCTCGCGTTCGACTTCGGCCACTGCGGCCATAACACCGAGAATCATTTTGCCGGTGGGGGTGCGCTTTTCAAGCTGCATTCCCAGTTTGATGTCGAAAAAGATTATTTCGTGTTTGTCGGCAAAATCGAAGATGTTGAGAATGTCGGCCATTGAACGGCCTATGCGGTCAAGTGAGGCCACGTAGATAGTTGAGCCGGGGGCAGCTTCAACCATAAGTTTGTAAAGCGAGCGGGTGCGGAAGTCGCTTCTTGTTGTTTTCTTTTCGGTGACGATTTTGTCGAGCGGCATCCCGCCTAATTTATCGCTGATTAGTTGGAATTGTCGTGCGAAGGATTGTTCCTCGGTAGATACACGGATATAAGCGTAATTTGCCATAGTTATTAGTCGGATTAGGGGTTATTTCTTTCCGCCATCTTTCAGTGCCATAAAGAGCCATAACGGCAGGCCGATTATGATGACGAGAAGGCCGATTATGTAGTCAAAAATTGTCATTGCTTACGTATTTTATTTATTAGTCCTTGTTGGTCATGTCGCCACCATTTTTGAGTGCGCCGGCGATGAAAGAAGGAATGCACAGGATGAATATAAAAATCCACACAACGCAGCCCCAAATATCGCAGATGAAGTCCCAAACAGCGACAAAGATGTTAGTTATAATATCCATTGTTGCAAAGATAGTTAATTATTTTGATTGTTAGAGTCAAGCAATTGCGAAAAATTGCCGTAGGCGCTCAAAATTGCGCCCTGTGGCCGTTTGCACGCCAAGGTGGGTAATTTATCCACCTCGGCGGCTTGCGGCGATTGTAGGGTGATTATTCGGCGTTATCAGATTTGCGGCTTTGCCGAAAGTCTTCTTCGTCTTCGTAGCCGAGCCACTGGGATATTGTGTCAAAATCGAACCAAAAAAAGTCATTAATTTCGGTTTCGGTCATCCCGTCGGGGAACATTTCTTCCAGTGCATCTTCTATTATGCCAAATTCTTCGTCAGTGAGATTTTCGGCACGGTCTACAGCTCCGCTCCAGAATTCAAAGTCGGAGAGTGATTCTTCTTTGTATATTTTCATTTTGTTGCTTATTGAGATTAGGGGTTAATTTTAGTGAGTATTATAGCCGCCACGACCACGGAGAGAAATAGCCGCGGCGGCTTGTTAGGGGTTATAATTCTTCGATAGTTTCAAACATTTCGGCGGGGAGGTCATCGGCGCTAATATCGCCGTAGCAGTCGAAAAACATTTTGTCGGCCAAGTCCCAATATTGCAGCTTAATTACACGGATAAAGAATTTATTGACTCCGTCGTGGTGTGTATCTTCGACGATTATTGCGCCGTTTTCAATTGAGATTTTTTGGTAGTCGTATTGACAGCAGGCAAATACGGCTTCTTCGAGCGTGCGAAAATACTTTGGCTCAATATCATGCAGGCCGCGCCATGTTTCAATATCGCCACACACTACGGCAGGACGTTGGCCAAATTGTGACGATTTGAGGTTGTGGCGGAAGTCGTCGGCCATCCAGTCGGATTCGGTGTTTATTATTCCCACCATTGCTCACTGCCTTCTTCGGGGATTTCGTTTTCGACATCGCAATAGGCCTCCACAGTTGCGGCGGCTGATTCGTAGTCGAGCCACCATTGCGAGTCGTACAACACGACCGGGGCAACCTTGGTTATTTGTTTGTTATCCATTTTGAGTGTTGATTTTAGTGGTGATTATTTCATTGTAGGGTTAAAAACGCGGTTTAACATTTCATTTGCTTCGGCGGTTGTGCCAACGACTTCCATTGCGGCACAATTGCTGCATTTATCCAGCACGGCAATATCAAATTCATCAAAACCGCCATAAAGTTGCCACAATTGGACGTGGGCAATTGCTTTTGATACCATTGCGAGTAATTCGGGGTCGTATACTTTGCCGGCTAATTCGCTCGCCCATTCTCGGCCGTGTGTAGTGTGGAGAATGTCGTGGCCAAAGTATTGGCAGTCGCTAAGTTGTTGGCTCGGCACATAGAGGGCTACGGCGGTGGCTAATTCAGCCCAAAATGTATCTAAGTTTGTCACTTGTACATTTACTTCGATGCTTCCGAGATTGTAGCCGATTCGGTCAATTTCGGCGCTGATGAATGATTCGGGGAATAATTCCTTTAAATCATTTTCGAACACGGAGAGAGCGCACTCGGCCACGCGATTTTCATACTCAGGAGTCAGCCAAATATTATTGGCGAGGTATTGTAATTCTTCGGTGGATAATTCTCCGGCGCTTTCGATGGCTGCAAATTCTCGCTCCACGACATAGTCCGAATCGAAGAAGCCACCGAAGCCGCCGCCAAAGTTGTACATTTCTATTTTTATTGTCTGCATAATTAGGGCTTATTTTTAGAGAGTGTTGTTTGTTGTGAGTGTAACGGCCGGGGCGAGAGAGATTCCCCGGCCGTCGGGGTGATTTAGCGGAGGTTGAATTTGTCGATTAACAAATTCGCCATTATTACGTTTTGGGGCAAGATATTGGGCTGCTCCATGGTCATGGGCTTGTAGAGTTCCGTGGCGCAGTCGTAGAGATCCCACACGGTTAAATGAGGTTTTTTAAGCTGTTTACACAGCAGTAATTCCACGTATTTATTTAGTTGTGATTGGTTGAGGGGGTAGCCCTCGGCCATTCTGATTTTTTTATTCAGCGTGTCGGCCTGCACACGCTTTACAGTGAGGATTCCGACGATTTCCAACACTTCGGCGGGGGTTACGCTGATGCGCTTCATTTCGTTGATCACTTCGCGTTCTTCGATGATGATTTGGCGGGCGTTGGTCAGCCACGTATCAACGATTTTATAGATATCGTCAACGGTGATTGTGTCGCCGGCGGTGCGGCGACCTTTGCCGCGTTGTGAGTAAGTGGCGGCGTATTGTTCTGCGCCCAACAGACATTGATTATGGCAAATTTTGACCATGTTCCCGAAGCCGACTTCGATTCCCTGCTGGTGGAACGATACGGCCAAATTAGTTGTGTTTTCGGCGTCGTCGAAGTCGGTAAGTCTTATGTTAGTGAACACACGGCGCAATAAGTGAGCTTCCAACGCTTTTTCGCCGTATTTGGCCTCGGCCTCGGGAATGATTACCACACCGGGGGCGGTACGTTCTTTGTTTTGGGCTGCAAACATGTCGTAAATTTCAACGTTGTAGTCGTATTGGTTGCACATTTCGACGATACGGTGCACCAGCTCAAAGTGATACACACCTTTCAGCGGGTTGCCGTATACGTCCTTTTCCAGTTGGGTGCGTTCCAGCATATCGAGAGTGAGGGGCTGCACGCGCGCTTCCTCGAAGCTGATGAAGCGGGCGGGCTGTTCGATGATGGTGGGGGCGTCCAGCAGTTGGGCAGCCGGGGTTAATTCGTAGTTTTGCATAATGTTTAGTGTTTTTAGGGGTTATTGTTTGGGGCTGTTATTTCGCCGTTTAGGGCGCTTGTGTTGCTTTATTTTGTCGTTGGTTGATACTTCCCCACGGCGCGAGGTTGGCGCCGTAGGGGGTGGGTTAAAACGCGTTACACGTTGTTCTTAGTTATTGATAACTTTGGCTGTCTGTGGCTTGTTGTAGTTATTCGCTAATGGCGAGTATTAAGCCTTTGGTATAAAGTGCATGCAATGCAGCATCGATGTCGTTGGGGCTAAATTCGGCACGGCCTACCAGTTGGGCGGCTCGGGGTGCAAATTCGCCGATACATACGTATTTTTCACCTACGCGGAAAAATAAGATTCCGCCTTCTCTTAATTTTGGGTGTTTGGCCAAGATTTTGGCTTGTAGCTTTAATTGTTCAGTGTACATATTCGGGGGGGTATTGTGGCCGGTGGTGTTGCCTGTCGGTTTGTTAGTTACTTTGTTGCTTCGGCTTGCTTGTTGGCTTGTTTGATAGCTGCCCACGCTTGGGCAAAGCGACCGCAGCTTAATTCGTGGGGCGAGAAGTGGCGGCGAAAGCGGCGCAAAAAATTGCGTTTATTGAGGGTGATTTCTTCGTGGTCTAATACAGCGCCGATTAAATAGTCTGTTATATCATCAGCGCAGCCGAACACGTACCACGAAATTTCGCCGGCTTGTTGCTTTTGCTTGCAAATAGCGTAGATTTCGCCAATTCTTTCGGGGGTTAATTGTTTCATTTTCACACGTTTTAGGGTTATTTACTTTGTTGCTTGCTGTTATCCACAGGGGGCAGGACGAGGAAAAACACGATGGCAAGCAGGACGCAGGCAGCGCCGAAGTATTCGGCGGCGTTGCACCATGCAGCGGCGGCGATAAGTGTCACGCAAATTATAGATTTTAAGTTACTTAATTGCATATTATTCAGTGTTTGTGACTACCGCGAAAATTCGCAGGCGCTTTATATGGCGAAATTTGGGCGGCTCTTATATGAGATTTTTTTAGAGTGTACGTAAATACATGGTCAGGGCAGCGGTGAGCACGTCGGGGCGCTGGAGCACTACGGCGGCGGCTTCGGTGAGTAGCTCAACCGGAACGGGGTCGGGGGTGCCGGTGCAGTCTTCAACAAAGGAGAGGGCCGCGAGGGCTTCGGCGGCGTATTGCTTAGCAGCGCGACGGGGTGAGTGTACACCCACAGGGGCGCAAAGTGTTTGCATCTGCATAATGTAGTTATTTATGTTATTAGGTAAAATTGATTTTGAGCGCCACGGGGCGGCCTGTGGTCGCTTTTGCGGCCAAAGTAATGCAATTTATTATTTTTGATATTTGCGGCCAAAATAGGCCGGGTTACGGCGGCTGTGGATAATCCACCGGAGTGGCCGTTTTACTCCACCTCGCCAAAGTATCACCACGGGGGCGATGAAGTACAGGGCGGTCAAAAAATACCACTAATTTGCGGTGTATACCTACCACACAGGGCGGCGCGTTTTTGGCCGTTGTCGGTGTGTACATATCCACGGCGGCGCAAGCTTTCGGCGGTGCACCATCGACCTCGGCGGCGCTTTCGGGCGGCGCGTTATCCACGGCCGCGGGCGCGTCTATTTGCTCAACCTCGGCGGCGTGTGGTACATTATCCACCGATTGCACCGCGGCGGCCTGTGGTGTGCTTTCCTCGGCGGTTGGTACGTTGTCAACCTCGGCGGCGCTTTCGGGCGGCGCGTTATCCACGGCCGCGGCTTCGGCGGATTGTGCCTCGCCCTCCATCTTTTCGCCCTCGGCTAAATCTTTACTAACAGCCTCGGCGCGTGCTTGTGCTTTTTCGGCCGCGCTATTGCACCCTATTGCAATTTGCGTGCCGTTGTCTGACTGAGTAATAACTTTGCACTCTTTGCCAAACATTGCGAAATGTAGCTTTAAATCATTGCCCAACGCGTCAATTAAATAGCTTGCTTGCACATAGTACAGCCCGCCACCAACGGCCGGGGTTGAAAGCTTTAATAAGTGTTTGTCAATAGTAAACACGGGGGCGGCGTTGTCGTATTGAGAAAATAGGTGTGATTTTATCACAGCCACGGACTCACCGGCGGCAAACTCCACAGCCACGGCGGCAAATTGTTTGCTGCCTACATTATCCAACGCGCAAAGTTTAAGCAGCCCGGCCAAAGTTTTTGCCGCTTTTTTGTCTACACTGATACAGGCCGAAGTGTTTAAAGTTTCGGGGTTGTAAATACGAGTAACAGGCGGTATTATATAGCCCAGGGGCGTGCTGCAGCTGCACAATAATTTGCCGTTGTCGCTGTAAAATTTAGTGAGCTGGTAGTCTGTAGATGTCGCAATGTTGCGCCCGCCTGTAGTATAATACATTGTAGTACATTTTTCGGCTGTTACGACAATTTCCACGCGGCGGCCGGCAATTGCTTTTATATCTTTGGGCGAGCATGCACCCACGGCGCAATTAGCGAGTTTGTATTTTTCGCCGCGCTCCACAGCCTCAAACTGCACCGAAATAAATTGCAGTTGAGCGCCGTTACTTGCACTTATTAAGTTACTTTCGGGGGCAAATTGAATAAAACTCCAACGCGTAGCGCCCTTCAGGGTGAATTTTTTGAGTTTGGCCGCGGCCTTCGGTACGTCCACCACGGCGCGAATAATTACGTTGTTATCCATATTTTCGGGGTTTAGTCCCCGGCGGCGTAGTACCGCCGGGGGGGGGGTAAGTTAGAATTGATCCACGTAGTTTTTTGTTACGTATTGTATTACACCATTCGGCAGTATTTGGCCAAAATACACCGTTTTGCCGTTTTCATCATCCACGTAAAAGCGGCCTAATTTTCCGCGGCTCCATTCGCCTTTGCAGATTTCGCGAATATCTTTGTGGAGTTGCTTTTTGTTGTGGCCAACGTATGGGGCAACGCTTGACCAACCATTTACGTAATAAGTTGCGTAGTATTTCATTTTGTTTCGTTTTTTTTGCCGCCGAGGCCGTTCCCCGGCGGCGGGGTGAGTAGTTAGAAGTTAACGTTGTATTGCTGGCAGCCGTTGATAAATTTAACGGCCTTCTGGATTTCGTTCCACGCTTCCGCAAGTGCATCAGCCTGCATGTTTAGCAGCTTTTCGCTGTCGCTTTCTTCGGCGCCGAATATTTCGGCGAGATCGGTCGTATAGACTAAGTAGGAGCCGCGGAAGCTTGCGTCGGTCCATGATTTTGCGCCGTTGAGCGCGTTTTCGATATTGAGCTCCAGGGCTTCGCCGTTGTCATAGCTTTCGGCGAATACGTCCAGAATCATTCCGGCGTAGTCAAGCACGACAGCCGAGGTGTTTTTGCGGTGCAAAAGTTGCATAATTTGCGCGTTGATTTCGGGGGTGTATTGCATAACGTTTGAGTGTTTAGAGTGTGAGTAAAAGCGAGGAGAGAGGAGACGAAGTTTAACGGCGATTAAATTCTCGGCTGCCAAGTTTGCTTGCATAGTCCACGGCTTCGGCGATAAAGTAAGCCATCACGGCCAAAGATGCAACACTAATAACGCCGCAAATAACAGCCGCGGGGGTGTGTGCCTTAGTGTATGCAGTTGCAGCCACTATAAAGGTAACAAGCGAGGTGGCAAGGCAAACAGCGGCGAAAAGGACGCTTTCGGCGAGCTTCCATTTAAGCTCGGCGCGCTGATAGTTAATTGTTGTTTGTGATCTCATTTTCTTTACGTTTTTCTTCAGCCGGAAACCGCCGGCCGCGGGTAGGATTCGTTCCCTTTTCTGATTACAAATTTACGGCTTTTTTTCGACACCACAAAAAATATTTAGCTAATAAATGTTAACAAATTAAGGCGCGAAATCACACAATTGCTAAGAATTGTTAACGGAAATTTCTGCACAATTTCGGCCTTATTGTGCAACTAAACCCGAAGAAGCTGCACTCCAATGCAGCCGACAAATAAGGCCCGATATTCCACTCAAATCCACAGAACCAAGATCCAAGGAGGCGAATTTTCAAAGGAGTGAAAGGTGTGAATTTGAGAAGGTGAACCACTCCAAAAAAATCGGATATTGCAAACGCACTAAGGCCGCCGACGCCAAAACCTAAAAATTTTAACCAGCTGAAGGCCAGATAGTTAGCTATTGAATTCCCCCGTGTTCGTATATGTTTGCAATTTCAAGGGGTGCCGGGGGTACGTTGACCGCTGGACTGAATCGCCAAGTGCAACCCTCACCAAAATTTTTTACTTCCACGCTCGAAAACCGAATCTCCGAAATAACACAACTAATTTAACATAATATTTTAACCAACCTTACAAGTGTACATATAACACAAATAAGCTAAAATAAAATTTAATCTGCAAGTTTTTTTTGCTGAATTTTACGAAATATTTTCCGTTGAATTTAAGGCTTTATTTAGTTAATGTGTGTTAAATTTTACGGCGATGGATTTGGCGGTGAGTTCATCGTGAAATTAAGCGGTGGGTGCAGCGGTGAATTTAGGGGTGGGTGTTAGCCTAAAATTAGGCCTAAAATTTAGGGGATGACCTCGCGCACGCGCATACGCGCAGGTTATTATATATAATATAAATAAAAAAATAAAGAAAATAAAAAGAAAATAAATAAAAGAAAAAGAAAAGAAATGATTTTGAAAAAAAATTTTTTGCCAATTTTACATCCCCTTATCCCCTAAAGTTGTTTAAAGTGTTGATTTATTGTGAGTTAACTTAGGGGATGACTCAGGGGATTATGAATTTTTGTCATCCCCTAATTATAGAGTCATCCCCTAAAATTTTGTGTGTTATTTTGTTTGTTTGTAAAATTGTTGTATCTTTGTAGTGTATTAAAAAACACACGTAATTTATGGCGAGTAAAAAACTATACGACTACATAGTCCCTCGACTTGCAGCAGAGATTGAGAGAGTCTTCTCTATGACACTTAACTACAAGAAAGAGAGAAACACTTTTAAAGACTACGGAAAATACGACAAAGTAGTTTCTAAGAGAAGAATTGCAGAAATATCAGAATATTTTTGTAAGTGTTGTTGTAGAGAGAATAAATCAGAATTTTTAATCTCTACAGACTATAAAACAATATATTGCTATAATTCTGCGTATTACGAGAGTGTCGGAGGTATAGATTTTGTAGAAGAAGTTGTTAAGCGTGTAATGTATAGTCTCGGGATTGGGAGTATGTACATTGTAGACACACCTGCGAGAGTAAGTAAAGACATATTTAGGCTGCTGAAAAACACAGATGAGTTAGTCTTTTCTCCAAATAGAAACTACATAATATTCTCAAACGGGGTGTTTCGAATTGACACAGGCACACTTGTGGCTTTCTCAAAAGAGTATGTCACAGACATTATTCTTGACTTCCCCTATATGAGTAGAGCAGAGTTAAAGAAAGTAGATTGGGAAACGTGTAATTTGTGGGACAAGACAATTGGGGATAGAGAGAATGGAGTAATTCCTGACGATGAGATGAGGAAAGCCTTTCAGATGTTTTGTGGCAGCTTTCTTGTTGACAGAAGTAAGTTAAAGATAGAATACATCTGCTACTTGTATGGCAGTGGCAGTAATGGTAAGAGTGTTTTAGCGCAGGCTATTCAGAACGTCTTTGGAGAGAAGTACTTCTCGTTCTACACCCCGAAGCAGCTTCTTAGGGATTCAGATGCGCGGAATGCTATTGCAGGTCTTAGGGGTAAAATTGCCAACATTGTTGGTGACTTAGATGCAAAAGATATGAGTGGTGGTGACTTTAAACGTCTTGTGTCTGGCGAGAAGATGCAAGGACGCGAGAATTACGGCTCGTCAATTGCAGTATCAGCACCTCCGCTGTTGTGTTGCACAAATACATTGCCGGAAAGTAAAGACGATACATACGGCCACCACAGACGGCAGTTAGTTATCCGCACTACAAAAAAGCAATGGACGGAAAAAGATAAAGACCCTTACTTAGTCCAAAAGCTAAGTGTGCAAGTTGTGCGCCAATACATCTTTACGTGGATATACGAGGGGTACAAGATGATAATCCGCAATAATGGCAACTTTGACTTTGGGGAGCGAGTTATAGACCTCCAGCGCGACTACATGGAGGAAAACAGCACAGTTCGCAGATGGTTCTACGGCTCGGAGTTCGAGATACCGCAAGTTGGCGATGATGAAGTTAAGTTAAGATTTAAGCACTTGTACGAGAAATATGCCGCATGGTGCTTGGATAATGACATTGCACCGCGTAAGAAACCTGAAGTGGGGGCCATATTTAGAGACATGGGTTTATCTCCCTACAAGATACAGGGAGATACTTACTACGGGGTGAAGTACAAGAAGACAGAGCTGTCGCAAGAGGAGATTGATGGCTACGTTAAGGCAGACGATAGTATCTGGGATAGTCTTGGGGAAAATACAATTGTAAATGATAAACTAATAAACGACACACAAGAAGATGAGCTTATTCAGCAAGAAGAAACAACCGTTTAAGCAGCTTGTAGTAGGCGAGTTTACCTACAAGTTATGGTTTAACGAAAAAGAGCCTACAAAGGCCCGCGTAGAAGTAGAATCGCAAGGCGCAGATGGCTTCGGCTTTAAGTTGCCTATTAGTATGAGTTCATGCTGCACACTTGTTCAATGCATTATGAGCGAGGGTTGCGAGGACATACTCAAAAACTACGCAATGATGATGTATTCAACTGCTTCACTGATGTTGACAGACGAGGAGTTTACGGCAGACGTTGTAAAATCTGTCAATAAGTGGAGTGGGAAAATGGACAAGTTAGCCGAGAAAGCTGCCGCAGAAGTTACCGAGAATGATGAGCTTATGTCGCAGGCGTTCATGGAGACGCTCACAGAGCCGCTTGAAGAAGACGAGAAAGCGCGTCGAGCAGAATTAAAAGAGCTATTGGAGGGAACATCATGGTAGACTTAACAAAGCGTGACGTTTTGTCACACGTTGTACGCCTCTTTGACGAAATGTATCGCAAGGGGTACATGGACGCGTACTTGGTTCGCGATGATGGTAGAATTGTTGAGTTCATAGAGAGTACATCAAAAGTCGGCGTATACGGCATATTAACAGATGGCTACTATATGAGTTGGTTTGAATACAAGTTAAGACTAAATCAACACATAATAAAGTGGACAAGGCGAGGCGTGATGCAGCAGATATTGGATGGTATTCAAAAAATGTTGGCAGGGAATATGACTTCGTGTATTCTCCCATTAGCGCAGTCCTTATACAATGCCGGCGCAGAATCCTACTTAAAATACCAAGAGCGAATCATGGCTATAACTATGCAGACAAAGCGTAGATATAGAGCCACAGACGCTGGCGGTAAAATATTGACTGATAGGGATGTGATATACGAGATTCAGCAGAAATGCCTTGAATTAAAGCGTAGAGACTCTGCTGTCTTAGAAGACGAATATTCAGACTACAAGACAAAGCGAGATGCAATAAAGCCTACTAAGTACGACCAATTCATCTACGCAATTGCCGCATATATGCCTGTAAAGAAAAAAGAGTTTAAGTACGATATATGGCACAGGTAAATGTAATACACCCTAAACCGAGGCAAAATAAGCCTTATGCACTGCTCCCAATCGGAGCGTTCTGTAATGTTGAGCTGCAAAACGCCGATGAAGGCGCCGTAATCAATTTCTGGCAGGGTTCTACGTGTCAGACGATGATTTTGCTGTCTAAGGTTGTAATCCCCGTAAAAACGGCCCTATTTTCGTTTTTGGTGCATTCGCTTTATGACCGCGAAATGACAATCTATCAAAAAATCCGTCAATGGGAAGAAGAATGCCGCCAACAAGGCATAGGGACATTAGGGTTTGACCACGAAAAAGCAATGTTAATAGAAGTTCAATAATATGGCAAAGCAATATGTTCCATTAAGGCCGGATAACGAGGGGGATTACTCCACCTTGACCGAGACCGAGAAAAATATGATAGCATTTATAGTGCTGTTCGGAGTAAGTAATGACTTAGGTTTTGCGATATTCAATCCGCAGTACTGCCCAAGAGGATTTGGCAAGATAAATCCAACAGGTAAAGTGCTAAGTGAGCAGTTTTTCGCCTTTGCGCGGCACATCCAGTACATAAAAGACTATCGCCGCACCTTAGACGAGTACTTAGCCAACCTCAACAAAGAGGAAGAGGCGCCAAAGAGAGTCTATTTTGAGGATGATAGCAGTGAAAATGCCAAAGAAAGGGCCGTGAATACCTTTACAAACCGCGTATACCGCCAAATGGAGAACGCGATGGACCTCCAAGAGATGTTAGACGTAGCCAACTTGGGTAAGACTGTCAAAATCTTCAAAGAGGAAGAAGAAAAAGTACTGCCACCGCAGAGATACTTGCCAATCAGATGCTTTGAATGCGAGTACAAAAAGTTTGTAGACGAGCAAATCAAGGCGGGCAACATCGTAAGAGTTGAAGTGGAAGGAAAGTAAAATAAGAAATCCGTTATTTTAGTTTTAAGCCAAAAGTAAAATATGAAAGAGAGAATCTATAATGACAACGAGCGCGTAGAATACTACATCAGACCGCGATATGTGATTGGTAGCAGTATCTGCAAGGCCGGATATGTTCACCGAGTAGGCTACGTAAAGAAAGCCGAGCATAAGTTTTTGCGCGGCTGGGTGTACTACATTTGTGTAGCGATAGAAAACAATTACCGCGTCATTGACATTGTGCCGCAAAGTCACATTTTCGGCATAGTCAAAAGCAAATAGTTAGCAGTTAGGACACATTGGCCGAAACTTCGGAATCGGCTTATACTCGCCAAGTGGTAGCACTTTCACATTGGGCTGTTGTGGAGGTGCTACTTTTGTTTGTTGCTTCTTTGCCATAAGTAATCGTGTAGTTTGTTCAGGTGAGAAAGTGCGATAGCTACGTAGTTAGAAAGGTAAGCCATAAATAAGGATAGCACAATAGCGTATTCCAAGGTTGAGTCGTGGAAAACCCAAAGTGAGCATAGTGTCGCCCAAAAAGTGGTGCATACGTAACAACTAAGGATTTTCTCAACCACTTTTGAAATTGCTTCACCTAATCCAAGGTTGACCGCTATTGTAGCGGCGCACGTTACGCTAAGTGCTATCCAAATATCAGCCATACTATGCGATAGTTAAAGTTACGAAGCTATCAGAAACGAATTGGCGGCCACAAACCTTGCAGTTATCCGTTTGCACATCATTGATGGTGTTGCCCTTAGAGATGGTAACGGAAGTAGGCGCAGTAGCAGAAGCCACCGGGATAGAGAATACGGCATTAAGTGGTTGCGAGATGCCGCAGCCGCAGTTTTTGCCGCACTGAACAAAGTTGATAGCGCCCTGAACGCGAACACTAACCACGTATTGGCCGGTGCCGACATTCGTAACGCTTAAAACATCGAATTGAGGCAAGAAAACTGGTGTGTTTTCGTTGCACACGCAGGCGCAAAGGCGCTGATTGATAGTTACTTGTAGCAGATACGGCGAAGTAGTGCTACCTAAGGCCGGAGTAACCGAGATTATCGGTTGCTGAATACGGCTGTTGTTACAATTGCAGTTCATAGTTGATAGAGTTAAGAGTTATTCCCTATTTTTGTCAGATGCGCCGGGAGTTATAGGCGCATTAGGTTGTAACGCTTCGTGAATTTCTTTGAGCATATTGTAGATGTCTAAGATATTGTCGTTGACAGTTTGAAGGCCGTAGACAATCTGCTCAAAAACGTTCTTATATTGAGGGGCGGAATTGTGTTCCATGGCTTTATCGTAAGAAGTTGACTAATAAAGAGTTATTTCCGAATTGTTTTATCGCCAAGGAGAGTTTTTCCGCAGTAACCGCTACGCCTTTTGAGCGCATTGAGTTTACAAGGTCGAAAAAGTCCTTTGCAAACTGCTTGCATTGCAGTTCATCCTCGGCATAAATTGGGATGGTTACGTTAAATTGCTTCATCATTCAATAGGTGTTAAAGGCGGAATGGCTTCAGCAGCTTGTGCGGCAGCCTGCGCTACATTACCACCACCAAGTTGTTTGACAATACCTACTATGTTCAGAATATCTTGCTGGTTCTCTTTGAGCCAAGTAAACACTCCATTAGCAGTTTGTTGAATTTGCTGCATCGTAGAGGGTTTAGCGATAGGGAAATCCGGCATAGAATCTATCCCATCGACAAGATAGTTATAGAGTTCTTGCGCCTTAGACACATCGCCATTTGCGGATTGTAGGCAAGACATTTTAAGTGCTATTTTAGAAGATGGGTCAATCATAGCGAGGTTGATTTTCTTTTTGAAGAACATAATAGGAAATGTAAAAAATGATAAAGGAACGGTTTGGCCGCTCCTTTTTGTTAACTTTCAGACCGGTTCCATCTAAATCCTCTGTAAGTTTTGTAAATACCTCTTACAGCGCGACCGATGTTTTCAGCATAAAAGCCGGTTTTGCGAGCAGCATCTTGAATACTTACAAAAGAAGCGATAATATTACCCTTGCAGTCGATTTGCACAATTTTGGTGCCGCCATCACCAATGGCTCGTCTACCCTTTGAACGCATTATTGGTTCAGTAGTGTACTTCCAAACATATCCGCCACCGCTTTTTCGCTTTCCTAATGCGCATTTTTGGATTGAAAAGGTTGATATGCCTGTGCTTATGGCGGCATCTCCCGTGCTTTCATATTCATTTATGAAATCGCCATTTAAAGTAAATTGCACCACTTTTCTGGAAAAGGGATTTTTTGAGCCTCTTACAGGGTTTTTCTTTGCGTTATCACTCATTTTGGCATACGTTACAGGATTCCGTATATTCTCACTTTTTGTACACCATCGCAGATTTACAACACGGTTATCTGTTTTATCGCCATTGATGTGGTCTACTTCGGGTTTGTTTAATGGGTTTGCAATAAATGCTTTTGCCACAAGCCGATGTAGAAAAAATGTATATTGCTTGCCATCCTTATTTAGCGAAACAATAATATATCCAAATGGAGTCTTTCGCGTACTAACGAAAATGCCTCCTCGCAGGCGATTCAGTTTATCGTATCGTTGCACGGAGTAAATCCGCCCAAAATTCGACACCTTGTACAGGCCTTCGAATCCCTTAATCCATTTAAATTCTTCTATCATATTGTATCATATTAACGATACAAAGATACGAATTTTTTTTGTAAGTAACAATATTTCAATGTACTATTTCGCAAGGCTTAGCAATTACAAGTGTCGCAACCACAGCCTTGCGGAGGTGCGTAGCGTGCTACTCGCAGAAAGTTGCACCCACCGATAGCCGAGTTAAGGCCATTGTTGTTTTGAGCGATAGCGAGAGCTTCTGCCAACGAGAGGGCATTTGCGCCTGCGCCTGCACCCGAGGTAGAGCGAACGTCCACATACTGGGTCATAGACGGAGCGTGGGTATTTTGCCAAGTTTCGCGGCTTTGACGTTCTGCAAGGTGGTTTTGTGCGAGAATGTCGATAGCGCGTTGGTTGGCATTGGCGAGGTTTTCAGCACAGCGAGCGCGAGCCTTAGATGCTTGGTTGATGCCCCAAAGGCCTGCAAGAGCAAGCAAAAGAGCGCCACCGCCCAAGCCTGCGGCAAGGCCGACACCAGTGGTAGCAGTGTGGTCGCGTTTGTGGCCATACATCGCTTCGTAGGGATAAGCAGAGCGAGAAGTGCGAGCGGCATCCCACATTGCCAAATCACCCGAGGTTAAAAATGAGTTTTCCATAGTAAAAAGGTTTTAGAATTAGTACTACGCAAAGTTATTCATAATTGGGCGAAACGTCAAGTAATTGTGGCCGTGGCAGTTCTTAGTTTGTTCCTTATTGCTTCGTAGGCTGAATTAAGTACAAGATTGTGCTTGATTCTGGTGTTGAAAGTAGAGATAATTGTGTTTACGTATCGTGGGCTAACGTTCATAAAATCAGCGATATACGAAGTGCGGTAGCCACTACAAGAAAGAATGTATACTGCGAATTGGCGAGCGTCCACCACATTAGCGTTACTGCATTTAGAAGTTATTTCACCAATAGGCACATCGAAATACTCGCACACCACATTAAGGATTATATTGGAAAGGTCTTTAATTGAGGACATAGTTAAATATGTTAAATATACAAACAAAGTTCAAGCACTCTGCGTTATAGAGATAAATCCCTATAAATCAGAGTGCTTGAAAAAGGTGTAGTGTGTATTGGCGAGTCTCTACTGATTGTAGGGATTGCTTATGCGTCTGTGGCCATATCTTTATTGACTGCGTTATTATCAACTTTTGAGCCTTGTTGAGCCTGTTGTTGTCGCTGTTGTGGATTATCCTCCTCGGTAACGATAACATCATTGGCAACATCCGCAGTGCCGAAGTCATTTGCGGCTTCAGCTTTCGCTTTCAATGGAACGTAGGTTTCGCGATAGAGCTTTTCTTCGGCTTCCTTGCGCACCATTTCGACATCACCGGGATATTGCAAGTCAAGTTCGTGGCGAGCGTTCTCTTGCGAGATAATACCTGCGTAGAGCATCTTTGTGGTTTGCTCTACCTGTTCACCGCGGTTTGCAGGAATCCAAATATTTTGGCCCACGGAGATTTTGAGGTCGGCAATGTCGGGATTGCGCTCAACCTTTGCTACGAGGTACTTAAACGAACGCATCAGAGAACGGAGTTCATGTGAGAAATACGGCCACATAGTTTGGCACCATTGGATTTCGCTCACAAAGCAAAGACGCATTGCAGATGAGCTGTCAGCACCACTACGAAGAATGTCGGGCTCAACAATGACCGACATCGTGCCGTGCAGAATTGAGTTCAGCTTGTTTTTGAGGTCAATAGTAGCGACATCCGAAATATTGCTGGGGGCGATACGCTTAGCGTCTGCGGCTTTTAGTTCCTCTACATTACCTTTAACACCGATAACCGAGCCTGCGGTGTCAACGGCAGGGAGATTCACAATATCCTTAGCCTTAATGAATAGTGTATCAAAGGTAGTGTTCTTGACACCCTCGGCCACAAATGAAGCGGAGCGTTCAAATCCCTCAATATCCTGCTGAACGACACCCGAAGGGATATCCGGCAAACGGAAGTAGAAGAATTGCATCAAGCCTTGGCCGATTTGCGAGGGTCGCTCGCCGACTTTTACCCATCCGTCTTCGGAACGTTCAATACGGCTTACCTTAAACCATCCTTTGACTTTGGCAAACCACGAATTGTCTTTGTCAACATCAAGCGGTTCAATCCACGTAGACACACCATCAATAGTATGAATGTCGACGGCGCGTTTGCCGCGGATAGTGTAGAGGACAAAGTAGCGCGGATTGCGGTTCTCGTCCATATCGGGGAAAATGCGATAGCCGCGTTTGAAGTTGTATACAGTATAATCTATTTCATTGTCGGGGGTGATGTAAATATAGATACCGCAGTCGCCGCACTCGAAGTTTTCGGTGATTTCCATTAGTGCAGTATCAAGGTCGGCGCGGTCTTTCCACGAGTTGAGGATGTCGAAGTCGTTGTGCTGCTTTTGAGTGATATTATTCCCCTCTTGGCCAATCCAAAAGCCATCAGCGGCAAAGTGAGAGCGTTTAACCGTAGCAATACGCTTTTGCAGGCCGTAGCGCACGGTTTCCAAGTCGTCATAGCGCACAATCTTCCATTCGCGGATTGGTCGGCCTTTGGCATCGCGCATTACATTGCCTTGGTCGTCGAGTTTCTCAACCGGTTCTTTGATTGGGCGAGTGCTTTGGTACTGCGAGTTGATGTTGTGAGCGGTAGGCTCTATTTCGCGGAGCAAATCTTCCTCGGTGAGGTATTGGAACGGAGTAAACACATCCTGCACCTCTTCGTAGAAGTACTTGGTTTCCTTAGGAAACGCAGTAGGCTTGTCGCCGACGACCCTCCGCTTCCAATAAGGCTTTTTCAAATGTTCTTCAATGTTCATATAGTAATAGTTAAGAGTTTACCAAATAGAGTAAAGTGCATCGTAGGCATAGTCGTCAGTTTCGGGAAGCGGTTGCTTCTTTGGGCGAGCGTCAAGTTCAAAAGCCATACGAAGCGACATCGCATCAATGAGGTCGGGCGAAGATTTAAACTTTGAGCGATATTCCTCCTTGTTGCGATAATAGATTTTCTTATTACGTGTTGTTGTGATAAAGACGTTACTTTGGTCGTAGAGTGCTTCAATGAGTTGGCGATTAGTACCTTTCGCGCCGATAGGAAACTCCTGTCGCTTGTCAATGGCGATAGAGATGTAGCCGCTTTTAATCAGCACCTCTAACTTACCCATAAGCTGGGAACGGCAGTTGAAGAAGTCATCGCGAGTAATCGGGTTGCCGTACTCGTCAATTTCTTGGATAGGCCGTTTGTTGGCAGTGATAGGTACACCATTAGTCAAACCTTGCATCCAATAGCCGTGGCCTGTTGCATCGTAAGCGAAGTTTGTTATCGGCACATTATATTGAGCGAGCTTAGTCTGAATCCACGGCGCGATTTCTTTTGGATTGCCGCGGAAAAGCTCCAAGGCTATAACCTGCAAGCCTTTCCATATCAACATCGGGCATTTATCGTTCTCATCTTTACCCGAAGAAATATCCATCGTGGCATACATATTCTCATCATCGTTGACAGGATTATCCCACATCGAATCAATCATCTTGCGAGTGATGTTTATTTCTTCGTTGTCAACTGGGCCGGCATAGCCTTTTTTAAGGATTTCGCGTTCCTTGCCACCGACATTGTGCAAGTTACCGATGTTTTGGCCGCGCGTAGCCGCAAGCAGTTTGAGGTTATCTGCACTCTCGCCGCTAAAAGCAGTAAATGACTTGATAATCTGCTTGTAGGTGATGCCTGCTTTGCGTTCTTTCTCCGTAATCATTTCGTCAATATGCGCAATCGCATTGACTTCCTCGTAGCTATCACCCCAAATAATAGAATCCTCATTATCGCCCATCACGTAGAAATAACGAGTCTTGCCGTTCATCTCTGGGCGGAAATACCAATCATCAGTGAAATAGCCTGCTTGTTTAAGCATATTATTGGTGAAATGGCCATACACATAGTTGAACGAAAGCACCATCTGCGGAATCATGCCACTACTATCACGATTACGCGAAAACCAATACTTAAACATCTTGAACGAGCGCATTTCCGTTGCTTCGTCAATCATTATCAGCGATGCTTGGTTTTTCTTTGCATAGTCCTTAAACTCCTCATATTCAGCAGGGTTATCTACATTAAAGTTAGAGTGAATCAGCTGCATAGAGTTGTTCCATTGCGGCCATACAAACGTAGGATAATCCGAAGCATTGTATTGGCAATTCCCGAAGTTGCCGCACACTTGCACTGCATCACGGAAGATAGAGCCACCTTTCTTGCTATCTTGCAGGCGCACGGAGATAAAACGGCAAGTATAACCCTCTCTACCTAAGCCGCAGAGCGCTTTAAGGAACATACCATACGTGTTGTGAGTTACGATAAAATCATCCGTGAGGTAAAGGTTGTCGGAGTTTGAAACCTTAATACACCTGCAAGGCTTTTTGCCGAGATATTCGTATTTAACAAGCCTGCGTCGGAATTGCGAGCCTCGCCAACCTTTAAAACCATTCGCACCGACGCGGCAGAGCTTCCTCCATAATTTGCAAATATTGAGACGATTTTCGCCCAAGTTTATGCGTAATCGATAGCATAGCTTGCCATCACGAAGCTCGCCACCGTATGTATACTTAGGATATTTTTTGCTGACTATGCAAATACCACCCAGTGAGTATACCAACATTCGTACATCCTCTGCTAATTGGCAGCTCACCGTATCGTACTCTACGATGCCAGTCTTGCTAATACTTCCATCGGTGTCAATTAACCCTTGGAGTAGGCTAAATCGGCTTGCCACATCGGAGTATAGATAATCCTTCGGAATGAATTTATCCCAAGAGTGCTTACCTATTAAGCCTAACTCGCGCATATTTTTAAGAATGTCATTTCCGCTAATACGATAATCGTAGTTAGCGCAATGTTGGCAATGGTAACCTTTCTTCTCAAACGCCTCTAATAATTCCACGTCAGCCGTTGAAAATAATATGCCATCATTGCGCAAACACCCATTACCAAGAAGTAGGCCGAGTATGTATGGCGGAACTGCCAGACTATTTTGCCGAAAGAACGTTGGCTTGCAGACTGGTATTCCGATTTTACTGCCACTATCAAAGCATCGCTTTATATCAGCGAAATCACCAATCTCCCAATCGCCATAAGTATGGCCATTCGCTTTTGTTTTTGAGTACTTCCACAAATGTTCATCACAACATTCAGTAGACGAGCCATCGTGGAAATACAACTTGTAGACATCGCGCTCGCCGCGTTCGTATACATTGACTACGCGTTGAACGCCACCATCTACGCCGCAGATTTCATCTCCGACTTTTAATTCGCCCATTGCAACAAAGCCATTCGGAGTGGCGATTTGCGCAGTGTATGGTTGCGCTTTACCCATCTGCGATTCACCGCAAAGGAATATAAGGTTGCTATCGCAAGCGAGAAACTTCTCTTGCAGGCCTGCTTGCGGCATATAGTCTACTTGGTCGCGCAAAACGTAATCACCGACTATATCACAACCTCGGCTATCCACACTTGGGTCAATGCGCCTCACTGTGGGATAGTCGTTAACGGCTATTTCAAGCCTATTTTCTTGTGCTTTTTCAGTAAAAATAAAGGCCATAAAAAATATTTTTCACAAAGATACGAAAAAAATTAAAGTAAAGGTTTAAATTATTTTCATATTTATCTAAAAATCACTATATTTGCACCGAAATTAAAAATCTAATATATGAAAGACACAATTAAGACCCGACTACAACAAGGGTACAAAAACTTGGGGTTAGCCGACGATGTTTTTGAAAGGGTGGCATCGGTCGCACAAACTTTCATCGCAGACGAAGCTAAGGTGGATGAGTTTGTAAAGACCGCTGAACCCTTACTTCGTATGTATCAGAGCGCAGCAGACAAGGTGCGCGGCGAACTCTCGGCCAAAATCAAAGGCTTGGAGGGCGAAAAAGCGGACTTGGAAGCAAAGCTCAACGGCGCAAACAACACCAATGTTCAACAAGCAGCAGAAAAGCCTGCGCAGAAGTCTACCGAAGATGTAAGTGAGATTATCCGTAAAGCGGTTGCAGAAGCAGTTGCACCGCTCCAACAGAAACTCGCTGAATTTGAGGGAGCGCAAAGCCAAAAGGCTGCGGTAAAATCAGCACTTGCCAAAATCGATGCTTGGGATTATGCGAAAGCCTACCCCAAAGAGCGCAAGAAAGCGCAAGAAGCGGCATTGGAACTCTACGAAGCCTACGGCAAGAAATGGACTGCTGAGGAATTGGAGCAGAAAATCCGCGACAAGTTTACCGCAGAAGTAGCAGAAAAGGGGATTGACACGGCGAAGCCTTACGAAAGTGATGGCGGCGCAGACGAAAAGGTAGACATCTCCGAACAGCTTAAACTGCTTAAAAATCAAGGTGTTGAGTTGTAATATAGTGAATTGTATTATTAACTTCTAACTCCAAAAAGCAATGAAAAACTACGGAAATAGTTTTAGCGAAACTAAAAGCTCGGTATCTGCTTCCGTCTTGGCGATTTGGGCAAAGGTAGATGAGTTTTACCCCGTAGGCGGTTTTATTCCTTGCGATGAAACCAACACCGAGGGCAAACTGATTCCTGCCGGCACCCCTGTTTCCATTGATAAAATCGGCGGCACCGTGACTATTGGCGGCACTGCACCCATCGGCCTTACCTACCAAGATACGTATGTAGGCAACAAGGGTTGCACGGTTACTATCGTAACCAAGGGAATTATCAACGAGAGTCTCGTGAACGTGTCGTACACCACCACGCAGAAGAACGCTCTCAAATGTATCACCTTTATTAAGGAGGCTTAATTATGGATAGATTTTCCGGTCTTGACAGCTTGATGTCGACTTTTGGTCTTGACAAAGCAACCAATTTCCAAGCCTACGCCAATGAAATCCTCTCCAAAGTAGAAAGCCAAGGTGAGGATTTGGACGGCTTCGTGTGGGATATGCCGCAGATTGATTTCACCTACTCGCAACTTGAAACCGAGGCTCAAATCGAAGTTATGGCTTCGTATGTTGACTTGGAATCGCCTGCACTCCCTGCCGGCAAGCAAGTTAACTTGGTGAAACTCACCGGCTCTATTCCCCGCCAGAAATACGCAATTGTGCGCGGCGAAAACGATTATCGCAAGCAGCTTATCACTCTTAACGAAATTCGCGCCGTTGCATCGTACACCAACACCAACGCAACTCAATCCATCCGTGAGTTTCTTGCCAAAGCCTTGTTTGAGAATCTGTCTGAACTGACCACCTCTCACAAGAACTCTCTGAACTACCAAGTAGGCCAGATGAAATCCAAAGGCGCACTCACCTTGGACGACAAGAACAACCCTCGCGGTATTCGCAACATCACCTTCTCGGCACAAATTCCTGCAACCAACTTCATTACCAAGAATTGGTGGCAAGTTGAATCCGAAGTTGTATCGCCCATTGAAAGCGCAGAACCTATTAAGGAACTGCGCGACTTTATGCGTGAACTCCGTTGGAAAGCAAACGGCTACGAAAATGTGCGTGTAGAAATGAGCGTTAAAACCGCCTACAAGCTGTTCTCACACCCTGCTGTTCTCACCGCTTTCGGCTATGCGTCCACCCCCGGCCTGCGTTACTCTGCCGCAAACGACAAGAACGCAATGGTAGTTGGCGGAAACCTTTCGTTTGAATCGCAAGTAACTTTGTTCCAAAAGCTTATCGAAGCCAACGAAGTACGTCTGAACAAGACTCAATGTGGCGTAGAAAAACTGAATACCGAAACCAAGCTCTACGAGCGCACCCTGCTTCCTGCTTTCGACGAAGACGTAATCCTTGTTCGCCCGATGGGTAATATCGGTGTGATTAAGAATGTTGCACCTCTGCGTCCCGATGGCACTGCTACCAGCGCTACTATCTACGGCGGCCGTGGTCTTATTGAATACCTCTACAACGCAGAAACTCGCACTCAAACTTGGCGAAGTGAACTCACTGCGCTGGCCGTTCCGACCCGACCCAAAGATATGTATTACTTTAAACTCGAAAACAAAGTCGTATCCAGCTCTTAAACTCTGAATAGCGTATGAATGTAGAAACATATCTTCGGGCGCAAGTACCCGGTTATCCATTAGACAAAGCAGTGTTGGAATATGCGGCAATGTCGCCGTTGATGGCCACACCGCTACCATTTCAGCCTATCACATTGGAAGATGAGATAGATGTAAATGCGACTGATGAAAACTTCGTAGAGAGCCTCAAATATGCCACTTCTACATTGTTCTACGCTATGTCGGGGGTGTTTTCGGGTGGCTCACAAAGTGAGAGCGTAGGTGACGTAAGCGCATCGCGAAGCGGTTTTGTGGTAACACAAGCCGACCGCGATTATTACAGAGCGCGGGCCAACAAAATCCGTATGCAGTTAGGCTCTGACTTGCAGGAAACTGCGTTGGAAGACGCCATAATGTTTGACGCAACCTTTTTAAGAGATAGAATTGAATGGAGTTAGTGAAATTTGAAGACAAGTGCATTATTTCAAGCCTTGGCGAATACCAAGGCGAGAGTGACGTGTACGCAGAAGAAGTTGTGTACGCAGGCCCTTGTCGTTATCAATTCACACGCTCTGTCAATATCAACCAGCAAGTAGTACGCAGTGATAGAGTGTACTTGCCGAGCGGTCTTATATGCAAGATTCGGCAGGGACAAACTATCAAAGTAAGGACTATTGATGGTGACACCCTCAAAGGTGTAATCTCTGATGTGCGGAAAGTAACATTACCTATGAGTAGGAATAGGTATTACCAAATCTTTATCTCGCAAGCGCAGTATGAGTAGTTACACAGCACATAACACAGCGGTAATGAAAAGTATGCTCAAAGCCGCCGCCGAGCAGGTTGAGAAGAATATTCTTAAACTCTGCCAATCAGCTGTCGTGGAACTATACAAAGTGCATAGCGAGGGATTTAAAGGTGAACGTGGTACACATCAATTCCCGAAATGGAGTGGTGCATTGGCTGCAAGTACTGGTGCCGCAATATACTGTAATGGCGTATTCGATAGTTTTGTGCCGAATATTTATTATCCCAAAAATGTGCAGTATGATAGTCATGGCAATGAAATCGATGGTAGAGTTTTACTTGAATCAGCCATTGCCGCAGGTGCGACTCAATACACCAAAGGAATATGGATTGTGCTATACTCAACCGTACCCTACGCTACGAAGATTAATTTGGAAGGCTCTGTGATTATCCGCCGCGGTATCGCTTTCTTCGATAGACTGAAGCACGTAATAATTGATGCGATAATGAACGGAATTGAGCCGACATATGGCTCGCAAGGCGAACTTGATTTTTAACGTATGAGCAAGTATACCGACATAATAGACGTAAGACCCGACAAGGCATTAGCCAAGATGTTAGGTGGCAAACTGCTAATTAGCAGGTCTGTCACCGAGCAAGCCGCATTGCGCGTATTCTCGCACGCTATGCAACCGGTTACGTTCAAGGAAGAAAACTACGTTACAATTTCGTTCAACGGCGGAATCAATGCCAAAACAACTGGTTTCGGCTACTTCGATGGATATTTGGTATTGCTATTCTACTGCAAGATGCACCCAGATGGCACCGCACGAGAAGAAACAATCCGCTACGTCCTCAAACAGATACAGCATTACACTCATCGTCAAGTTGCCCCCGAAGGCTACTTCTATGAGTTGGATACAGCCAACGCGATAACACCCTCGACAATCAATTTAACGAGCGGATATAGTGTCACGATGTTAAACATCAAATGGCACACGACCGATAAATTCAACCTTATTAACAACTCCAACTAAAACACACATCTAATACTATGGCAAACACAGGTATTACTCAACGTCTTATTACTGACGTATTCAACGGCCAAAGCGATGTCGTTCTTTTCGATGCACCCACTGGCGGTTATACCGCGTCTACCACTTTTGCACAAGTAACTGCCGCAGGTATGTCGCTCGGCCAAATTGTGGCTGATTCGACCTCGTGGGATGGCGATGAAGCAAGTGTTGACACCATTAAAGACGAACAAGGCGATGCGATTGTATCGAATGTCACCGGTGGCACCTACGCTTTCTCCTTCGCCGTAGCCGACCTTTCAAAAGAAATGGTGACCACTCTTATGCAGGCCGCCGAAGTAGCAACCCCCGGCACTTCAACCTCTATCGGTGAAGTAACCGAACTTATGAAGTTTGTTGAACTCCCCGTCATCACCCGTCCTATCGGTATCTTCAATGACGAAGCCAACAAATTCATCTTCGTGCCGAAAGCCAAGATTGTAGGCAACATTTCGCTTGACAGCAAGCTGTGGCGCTTGAATGTGAAAGTAACTGCCGAATACATCAATACCGAAACCCTCGGTACGTTTATGATTGGTAAAGGCAAGCCCATTGCCGCTTCCGCAGGCGCGTAATCTAATACTCCGACACACATAACCCAAAAGGGCGGTGGTAAACGTGCCGCCGCCCTTTAAACTTAAAAACCAAGATGGAAGATAATAACAATCCAAAACAAACGCAGAATCCTTTAAACGAGCAACAAATGCTTGATATGGTGTTTGGGGCAAAAGGAATCGAGCGCGGCGAACCCACATACATAGAGGTGCGCGGTAAGAAATGGAAACTCCGCCCCGTATCTCAAAGGCAAATGGCAAAAATATCTAATTTGGCCTACGAGATGTTGTACCTACAACGCAAGGCCAAAGAAGAATTAACCCTGCGGCAGATGCAGCGCATAAACAAAAAGATGCGGCAGATACCGGCCAAGCAAGCAGCGCACTACGTATTAGGCCGATGGTTATGGATGTTGCCGTTTGTGTGGTCAATTACGTGGCGGCTTATCTACAACAACGTAGACGAGGTGTCGGCAATGATAAACACCACAAAGACTTTGATGGGCAAAGAAAAGGATTTTTATATCGCCAACTTGGAAGTACAAAAAGTACTACTCGCACTCTCTATGAGGCAGGTTGGCGAATCCGCCAAGCAGAAGCTCGAGCGAATGGAGAGTGCGGAAGGTATGTTGGAGCAGGACGCTTCGCCGAAAAAGGAGGAGGACAACAAGTAGGCAATGCCTTTGAAAGTACATCGCACAATGAGAGAATCAAAGCGCTATACGGCAATTACAATTTCTGGTCGTGGTTGCGCTATTGGTACTTGGATAGTGCAGACTTTATCGCAATGATGGCAATTGACAAAAGCTATTTCGACTATGATTACGAAGAAAAAGCGCGTAAGTATGCCAAGAGCAATAAGCCAAAACGCACAGCACAACAGCAGAAAGCGATATTACAGCGGTTTGGTTTCGGCAATGTTAAAACTGCGCAAGAAGTTATTGAGCAGGCGCAAGCGCAACAGCAATCGCAATCAGAAAGAGCGGCAGACGCAATGCCAAATGTTGCAGACATACAAAAGCGAGTAATGGCTGATTTAAAAACAAAAAAGAGATAACTGATGGCTGATAAATTAGTATTTCCTATACAATTTGATATAGAGAAAGGTTTAAATGATGCGTTGTCTAAAGCCGACAATGTTTCAAGCCGGTTAGAAAAGGCTTTGAATCGTAAGTTTGACTTACAGGTCAAGTTGTCGGATAGTCAAGCCTTGACGCAGATAGATACCCTAAATCGTAAACTAACTGAATTACAGACCAAGTTTGCGGAATTAGGCAAGGCGACAGGTGGTGGACTTCAAACTTCACTTACGGAGGCGGAGCAAAAAGCGGCTTCCTTAAAGGCTCAAATGGATGCAGTAGTACAAGGCTTGATAAATGCAGGCAATGCTGCAAAGGAGCAGTTAAAACAATTCCGCGAAGCGACTGTTGCGGCTGAAAAGTTGGCAAAAGCAGAGGACGCGGCAAGCGCGGCTCAAGTTAAGGCTCGACAAGAAGCCGACCAAAAGGCAAAGCAAGAGGCTGCCGCCAAAAAAGCCGCAGAGCAAGCCGCCAAAGAAAAAGAAGCCGCAGAGAAGAAAGCGGCAAAAGAGGCGGAACAAACAGCTAAGCAGGCAGCTAAATTACAAGAACAAAGCGCACAAGCGGAACTTCGTTCAATCGCAAATAGTATTGCTGAACGCAGAAAAGCGCAGGCTGAAAATGAAAAAGCTGCGAGGGATTACGTTAAATGGTGGACCACAGCATTGCGCCAAAAAGAGCAGGAGGAAGTGAGAGCGCAAAAAGCCACAGAGCAGGCAGCGAAAGGCAAGTGGCGTGAAGATGGCGCAAAGTTAAAAGAATGGCTCGGTTTGTGGAATGGTAGCATGAGTACAGTGCTATCATTGCTGAAACAGCGTGAAGCCGCACAGCAAAAAGCCATTGCCGTACAACAGCGTGAAGAAGAAGCTATTCGGCGCACTCTTCAAGCACTTGCCGCAGAGGAGAATACAATCAACAATATTTCTCAAAAGTTGGCCATTTATAGCGGCGAGATTAAAAATATGCAAATTGGCTCTGATGCGTGGAATCGACAAGCATTGGAGATAAGAAGATTGACGCAAGAATTAGACGCAGCCAATCAGCGCCTGCGAGATTTCCAACAAGTATCCTTCCAAGGCCTATCGAACAACCTTACAACTAATCAAGTTGCGCAATTAACTAAATTGCGTGAAGAGCTTCGCTATGCGGATATTATGCTCAATAATCTTCGCGCAAAGGGTAAGTTAACCGACAGCACCGGGGCATTCACTTCTGATGCGCGATTCGCGTTAGAAGAGCGTAAACGAAAAACCGAAGAAATCAACAAAATACTCCAAGATGGCTCAAAGATGCAGTTGGAGTATGAACGTATGATAACTAAGGAGAAAGAAGAGCAATTGCGCCGTAGCTTGGCCGCCAATCCCTATCAGCAGGTAGGGAATGCCTCAACTATGCAACAAATGCAGCAGTTGATGACTAAATTCCGCGAGGAGTTGGAAAAGTCGGGTACTAATACTGCCAAATTCCGCAACATTGCTATTGCGATGAGCGATGTTGAAATGAAGCTCGAAAGTGCCACTATAAAACTTAGAGCGTTTCAAGAGGTTGCATTCCGAGGTTTAGATAATACGCAGATAAGAAGGTATGGCGAGCAGTTAATCCAACTTCGCGAGCAGATACGATATTTGGACGAGCAATTCAACCAAATGCGTGCCAAAGGAACGGCATACACCAATGAAGGTAAGTTAACAAATGAGGCGAATAATCTTTTGCAACAGCGGCTCCAAATAACCGAGCAAATATCAAAGTTGACTCGCACGGCTGGAGAGGAACAGTTGAAATTAGAGCAGAAAATAAATGCTGCGCAGGAGAAGCGCAGACAAGCCTTAGAGCAACAAAGGAAGGCTTACAGTGATATCCGTAAAACGTTGCTATTGCAAGAGAACAGCATAGATAATATCACAAAGAAACTGCAACTCCAACAACGCAGATTACAGACTTCAACCATTAATAGTCGGCAGTATTTACAAGCTGCCGCAGAGGTACAACGATTAAGCGCGGCATTAAAAAAAGCGCAGCAGGATGCAGACAAGCTAACAACTACTGCGGCTAAGGGCGGTCAAAAGGTTTCTGCGGTTTATCACGAACACTCGACTTATTTATCGCGCTTGATTCAGCGTATGGCCTTGTACTTCTCAATTCAACAAGTAAGCCAATTCTTGTCAAAGGTGAGAGAAGTTACTGCACAATTTGAGCTACAACGTAGGTCGTTAGGTGCAATCTTGCAGAGCCAAGAGAAAGGTGATGCAATCTTTGGGCAGATTAAGTCGTTTGCCATGCAATCGCCATTGTCGGTTTTACAACTGACCACTTATACGAAGAAAGTTGCAGCATATCGCATCGAGTATGAAAAACTCTTCGACACAACAAAACGCTTGGCAGATGTATCCATAGGCCTTGGCGTTGATATGAACCGCATTGTTTTGGCCTTCGGCCAAGTGAGAGCCGCCACGTACCTAAGGGCATCTGAATTGAGGCAATTTACCGAGGCCGGCATACCTATGTTAGAGCTGTTAGCGCAGAAGTTTACAGAGCTGAATGGCCGCGCAACTACCACTGGCGATGTTATGGATATGATACAAAAGAGAATGGTGAAATTCTCTGATGTAGAGAAGATATTCCAAGATATGACCGATGCAGGTGGTATATTCTACAATATGCAACAAATACAAGGCGATACCTTGTATGGTATGTGGGCTAAGTTGGGTGATGCCGCCTCTATGATGTATGCTGAAATAGGCAACAATGAATGGGTTAACAGCGCAATGAAATCGCTGATTGACTCACTGATTTACGCAATGAGGCATATAAAGTATGTTGGCGCATACGTTGGTTTGCTCGCGACAGCAATTGCTATATTTATCATTCGTGCAAAACTGGCAACAGTAACGCAGAATGGTTTAAATGTTTCTACCCAAAGGCTTACCGCTGCGACCATACAGCATAATATAGCGCTGCAAACAGGTACTAAATGGCAACAAAGAGCATATTTATTATCGTTGAAGTCGGCTAAGGCATACGATGCAGCAGCTAAATCAACTGTTGCATGGCGTACTGCCGTCCTTTGGCTAAAAGGCGCGTTTATGCAACTCGGCGCGGTGTTAATGAAAAATATTTGGACGGTTGCAATAATCGGCCTTATGGAAGTTATAACCTATTTCGTACAAGCGCACGACGAGGCGAAACAACTTCAAGTCGACCTTGATAAAATCAAGAATGGATGGCAAGAACTTGCTAATACCCGCAAACGCGAATTTACCTCGTTGGCAAATGAAGCCTTGGCAACAAATGATATTGTTAAACAGAAGAAAGCCTTAGACGAGTTAAAGCGCACATACGGCGAAATGATTCCCGTATCATTGCTTACAATAGAGAACCTTCAAGCCATGAAGGGTGAATATAGCGAACTCACTAAGCTGATTGACCAATATACCATTGCAAAAGAAAGAGAAAAATCCATAGAAGAACTCAACCAAGCCTACTCTGAAAATTTAACAAAGTATCAAAAGGAGTTTAGAGAGGAGATGGTGAAGAACGGCTATACACTTGAACAAGCGTATAGAATAATATATGCGATACAAGAAAGAGGTCGTGGGTTTACAAAGGCCGACCGCAATGCGATTTTAGGTATTGGCGCAAATGAGTTTATTGATGGCTCGTTAAATGCAGCATACGAAAGGATGCGCAACACATTCTGGGAACTGCGCGATGCTGTTAGGCAAACAAACGATGAGTACGATATACAATTAGATGCGCTTTCAAAACTTCCCACAGCCATACGTGAAGCAAAAAAAGAAATGGATAAATTGCTTAACTCAACCCAATATTTTGATGTTGCAGAAAACGCGAGGGAGCAATTTATTTTGCGGATGGGGTATACCTTAAAAGACGCATTTAGTAAAAAAGGTATTTCGTTTAACGATTCGTGGTTTACATACGATAAAGATTTTACCACAAAAATATTCCGCGGAGAGTACGTAGAGCAGGCAAAAATAAACTTCAAGGCTATACGCGATGCTCTTGGCTATCAGAGCGCCGAGTTGTCGCAATTACTATCTTCTCTTGAAAAAGAATATTACAAACTCGTTCCCGGCAATGAACTCGCCCAGCTATTTAAAGATAGATTCTGGGATATGGCTGTTAATGCCGGTGTAAGTATGGACAAAATGCAGAAGATTCTTTGGAATGGTGAAGGTGATGTTAAAGACTACGCCAAGACTGTTAAAGAGGAAATAGAAAGGCTCGAGCAGGAGCTTGTAACAATACAAGGTGCCGCTATGTATGGCCTTGTATATTCGCCGAGCGGCCAAACGCAAGAGCAATTGGAAAGTCAGATTGCCTTCTTAAAAGAATACCTTGAATTTTTGAAGAAATTCTACAAGGAAACAAATACAGACAGAGCATCAGCTGATGATAGGCTCTCAAAACTTAAAGAGATAGAGCAAGCCTTGGGACAGATGTATACAAAGTATCAGCAACTTAAAAAGGCGCAAGGTAATGTGTTTGCAGACACTGAAATCGTAAAGTTATATGCAGACCAAATCAGATACCTAAACAATATCGCCAAAGAGTTTGACCTTCCTAATTTTGAGATACCAAAAACACTTAGCCAGCTCAACGCGTTCCGTCGACAAATTAAAAGCACAATTGAAACCCTCAAACTCAAAGGCTACGAAAAGGAAGCATTGCAGATTGAGATGACTATTGGCAGCTCAAATGTCGATGCTTTGGTAGAGAATATAAAGAAAGAATTGGATAAAATCGCGCAAGAATTGAAGCGTGCGCAAGTTATCGAGGAGTTTTACGACAAGATTCTTGAAACAACAGGTAACTATAATTTCACGGATACCATTGTTGCCAATATCTTTGGTAGTGCGAGTGGCGAAACCTCGGCAATGATAATCCAACGTAAAATACGGCAGATATTTGAAGACGCAAAAATAGCCGATACCGACAATATATTATCGAATATATTTGATGGCGAATTTATCGACTACGAAACTCTTAGAGTATATGCAGACATCTACCGCGAAACCTTAGGCGACTTCTACAAAGATATTATCAGCATTGTAGATAATGGTCAAAAGCAGCTAAGCACGATGTACCTTAACTATTTCAAGGAGATAGATAAGGCGAAAGACTATGCGCAGCAAATCGTTGACTTGGCTCGTTTTACCCAAAATCGAATAAGTGCTATTCAAAACGACCCTTGGCTTCCACAGAACGTGAAGAATCAACTAATCGCCGGGTATGAAAATCGGCAACGCCAACGGCAAGCTAAGATTGAATGGACTGCATTTAAAGAAATGCCAGTCTATGTTCAGCTGTTCGATGATTTGGATAACGCTTCGCGCGTGACCTTAGAGGATATGCGCCAGCGACTTTGGGATTTACAAAAAGTATGGGGTGATGCCTTGGACCCCACGGCATTGAAAGAGATTCAAAAGCAGCTCAACTCGCTTAATCAGCAAATAGCCTTAAAGAATCCATTCCGCGCTTTAAGTACAGCCATAGATGCTTATCGCAAATTAGGCTCGCAAGCGGCAGCAGAAAAAGATTTGATAGATGCTACCGACCGCCAAGCGGAGGCTCTGCGAAATCTTCAACAACAATTAGACGCAGAAAATGCAGCACGTGCGAAGTATATAAAACTTCGCGCAGAACAAGGAGCCAATTCCCCCGAAGTGCAAGCCGCATACGAAACATTACAAATAGAACAGCAGAAAACTGCCGAAGCGCAAAAGAGGGTACAAGAAGCCAATAAGGAGGTTGAAGATGCGCAGGAGATGCTTGCAATACATAAGCGCGTGAAAGATATATTGGTTGCGGCTGTTGCAGCAGTCCTCTCCTACGGCGAAACCGCTTCAAAATTAGCGCACTCAATCGCAAGCGTAGCCGAAACACTCGGTGCAAGCGATGAAGATGTGCAGTACTTCCAAGACATTGCCGAGGGCTTTGATATGGTGCTTAGCGGTGTAACTGATATTACAACTGCCGTAGCCGAGGGTGATGTCAAAGGCATAATAGATGGAGCGCTAACCGCCATACCCAATCTTATTGGCGGCTTTGCAAAGCTATTCAACGCAGGCAAGATACGTGCGGCTAACAAGGAGATAGCCAAGCAAGAAAAGGCTCTCAAACAATTAGAGTACACCTACAACCGCTTGCAAGCCGCCGACGACAAACTTTTTGGCACGGACTACATCAGCAACTACAACCGCCAAATGGCAATCCTGCAAGCGCAACAAGCCGCATACTTGGCGCAAGCAGAAGCCGAGCGTAGCAAAGGTAAAGCCAAAGACCAAGAAGCAATTGATGGCTATTTGGAGAAAGCACGAGAAGTAGGTGACCAAATCGCCGATATGCAAGACCAATTGGCGCAGAAGTTTACCGACACCACGATGACTGATGCCGCAAAAGACTTCGCTACGGCATGGATGGAAGCTAAAGCATCATTTGCGTCAACAACAACCGCAATCAAAGAAAAGTATCGCGACCTTATCAAGAATCTAATCATTGAAGGTACCGCAGCTAAAGTGATTGAGAATGCCCTGCAACCTATGTGGGATAAGCTCAACGAGCTGCTTAAAGGCGGCGATGTAACAGGCGCAATGCAATGGCTCTCGCAGTCAATGGATAGCTTCGTGCAACAAGCCAACAATGGTATGACCGTACTATGGAATAGCTTGGAGCAAGCAGGCATAGACGTTCAGAAAGCGTTCAACGGCGATAGCGGAGTAACCGGCATTTCTCGCGAGATAGCAAGTGCATCGGAAGAAAGCATAAACGGATTAGCGCAAGGTATCAACACGCAGAACTACTACATAAGCTACGTGCCACAAATCGCCCAAGAAGTAGCCGCAATTCGCGTAGCATTGCAAGGCGGTGGCCAAGCAAGTGGTGCTGCGGCAGGATGGACTGATTGGCAAACCCAAGCTATGGGGCATTATGCGGAAATCCAACGCAATACGGCAGAAACAGCCTTGCGGTGTGAAAAGGCCGCAATTGCTTGCCAAGATGTCGCAGACAGATTGCGCAGAGTAGTCGAAAGCAAAAAATCTGCGATACGAACCACAATTGTTTAAAGTAAAACTTTAAGTAGTATTGTGTAATTCGCTAAAATTTAGTAAATTTGCACACTATGAAAAAAGAAGAGATTAAACAACAACTTATAGCGGATGCGCAGGCTGTCGGAATATGTTCCGATGGCTTGGCGCACCTGCAAGATTCTACGATAGACGACGCAGTTGGATATTACGTTCAAAACCCCAATTGGTGCATTGAGCGTAATTATCCTACACTGCGCTTTATTGAAGAAAACTTTGCTGATTGTGAAGATATGGGTGTGTTTGTGAACAAACAATTTAAGGGGGAGGTGTTGAGCGGCAAACAGACCTATATTCTTCACAACTGCAAAGGTTGCGTGTTCGTAGAGATGGATTACAAAAAGAATATCATTCCTATGCTTTACTTGGCCAACGGAACGTGTATAAGTGTTCGGTGCAACCAAAAAGAGAATGCGTTAAGCCCCATCTTTGTGCCGATTTACGTAGATGAAAGCAGTCAAGTGAATGCCAAGAATAACTACTTCGCTAAATACGTTAAACACGTAATTAAGAGGAAAGATGAATTGGGATAATGTTTTGATGTTATTAGGCGCGATAGGCGGTTTGGAGGGAATCAAATACTTTGTTGGTTACCTTACAAACCGCCAAAACAATAAGCGCATAAACAATGCGGAAGCAGACAAAGCCGAGGCAGATGCCAACGCGCAAGAATGGGAATTATACGAAAAGCGTTTGAGTGAGCTACATAAGAGTATGGAAGTATTGAACACGCAACTCACCACCTGTTTGAGCGCTTCGGCCAAGAAAGATGAATTGATAGACGATAAGACTGCGAAAATCCGCGAGTTAAACGATGTGGTCTACGGTCTGCAAAACGAACGCATAAAAGACGAGCGGAGGATAGCGCAGTTGACACAAGAGCGAGATTTCTACAAGACGTGGCATTGTCAGCGCGAGCAAGTAGACACCCCCGATGGATGTTTAAGACGCAAGCCGCAGCAGAAAATGCACATAAGATACACACCATTAGATATAACTCAATAACTATGATAAAAGCACACATAGAGATAGGCGAAGATGGCAAGTTTGATTCCTACGAAAAATGGGGATTCATCTACGTTGGCTCTGACAATGTATTCTCTGCTCCGTTGAAAAAGCAAGATAGCATTTCGTATGCAGGAGAAAGCGGAGAATGGATAGACAAGCGAGCAGTGCCTGATGCCTTTACATACAAGATTAAGTTTGTGATTGTTACTCCTAACAATGATGCTGAAAACGCCAACGAAAAGATACACGCGTTCAACGAAGCATTGTACAATGTAGACGAATACGGGGTTAAGACCTTAAGGACAATCACAATCTACAACTACTTCAAGCGAGTAAAAATAGTAGGTGTGCCCACGCCTATATCCGAAGTATCGTCAGTATATCGGCGTGTTGATGGCAGTGTAGAAGATTGCTTTGAGATTGAGTTGAGTGTTCGCGTTGATAAACCCGACTTATGCGACTTCCACTTAAAGAACGGGGCATTGCCTTTGGAGATACGACTTGTCAACAACAACACTTATGACCCCGAAACGGGGGGGGGAGTTATGGATGATAACTTGTACATTCAATTCTCGCGCCCGTTAGAGCCTGATGAACACGTGTGCTTACTGCGCCGTGGGGCGGCAAAAAGAGATCAATTTGGCCGAGTTTGGGCGTCGGAACACGGCTGGGTCTATGACCAATACCCCTCCAAGGGGCGTCGCCGCAATCGGTGGATAGTGTACTACAATGCGTCAAAACATGATGAAACAGGCCTTACCGAGCGCATAGAATGGCCATTGGAATACTATGGCCAATTCAACCGCGATTTAATTGACGACAAGTTTGAGTGGGATGGCGGCACTTCCGACAACGCGTTTCTTATTAAGGATAGGGTTAATGAGGATGGCGATGGCGGATATGCGTTCCTTATGAGACGCAAAGGCTTCGGATGGATTACATGTTACTATGACACATGGTGGGAAGCCTCCATCCCAGTTGGTGCGACTTCAATGCAACTCCTTAAACCGCAGAATCAAGGCGATTGGCCGACAACGGCAGACGACGGCGCTTGCTACTTGGGATTCACATTCGGAATCGCAGTGTACAAGGCTGCTAAATACAAGACAAAGTACGGATGGCGAGCCTTGGCAAAGGTTGAGCGAGTATCTAACGTGGCTTATTTCAGAAAGTTCTGTGGTGTGTTCGGTTGGGATACGGAGCAGGCACGGAAAGAGCCTCACACATGGACTTATATACCGCAATAAAAAAGGCCTTTGATAAAAAAGGCCACATAGTTAAACGAAAATGTTGGTGAGCAATTCTCAAGTGCAAAGTTACGAAAAAAAATTCAAAACAAAAAAATATGTGGCAAGAAAATTTTGAATTTAAGAATTTCCCCTCAAATGTTAGGGTTAAATCCGCCGAGGTCGTAGAAAACTTGATGGGCGAGCGCAACATTACGCTCAAAGTTGAGTACTGCGACAATGAGCCGTTGAACTACTCCGAGGATTTGCGGTTGACGTATAAGGGCGAAGATTATATTATGCCAACGCGCAAGCCGCAAGCAGAGCAGAGTAACGAAAATGCGCAGGTAAATATGGAGTGGATATTTGAACACGAGATTCAATATTGGCTGAAAAAATACTTCTTCGTTACTCTACAACAATTAGACAGCGGCGCGGCGGTTAAAGATAAATATCAAGCATCCGTATCACTGAATTTAGTTGAATTTGTAAACCTACTACGGCAAGAGTGTGAAATGTACTTCGGCGCTATGTTGCCTGTCAACTTGCACCCCGACATTGAAAACTCTGCTGACAAAAAGCCTACATTTGTAGAGATTTCGTATGCCAAGATTTGGGACGTACTGCTAAAATTATACGAAACATACAACGTAACATGGGAATTTAACTCGCACGGCATTTGGATAGGCTATCCATTTGAGGAAATAGACCACATATTTGAACATGGCCATAAAGGCGGTTTGACTAATCCTGTTCGCGAAATTCAAAGTGATGAACTCTGCAATGTATTGTTAGGCCGTGGCGGCGAGAATAACCTGCCGTATCGCTACTATAAAGACGTAGACGAAGACAACCCTACATTTGTCGCAGACCCCGACTGGATTCCCGAACTTAAAGATATGTACTTTGACGTACTGCGCGGTGCCACATTCCGTAGTTATGTCCAAGGTTACAACAACTATAAATACGGCAGAACCGCGGTAGATTCAGCCGACAAAGCCTATAGTGCGGAAGCGTGGACGCAAGGCTTCCGCGATGGCATACGCGGCAAATTTGACCCTTGGGAGTTTGTTAAGGATGAAGCAAGTATTGCTATCTACGGCGAGAAATGGGATTGCTTGGAAAATAATGAAGATTACTTTCCTACAATAGAAAACCTCACCGACCCCGTATTGGGCGATTTAGACTTGGTTGTAGATGTAGAGCAAGTAACACAAGACGATTACCAAGCAGATGCCGAATTGGTGGTCAAGGTGTCGGATTTGGATGTATCAACAATGGTAGCCACAAAAGATGTGCCTGCGGATGCAACAATTGATATTACTACCAACCAACGCTATTACTTCAAGACCCCGGCCGGGATAACAAACTTGATGGTGGATTTTGCGATAATGAAAGTGCGCGATTTATCCACCAACAAAGAAAGCGATAACCTCGCTGATGTACGCATTGATTCCTCAAAAGCAAGCATTTACCGCGTAGACGATACAACACAAGAGTTATCGCCGATGGGATTGTTAGAGGGCGAGTATTACTTAGAATACCATATCAGCGTTGAAAACCTCAACGTTGATAGAGCATTCAGTGTTACCGCAGGCATATCCTCCGCCAAGCTGCAAAGTACTACTAAAAATAACACTGCATTCTCTCAAACCTTTGATATTTGGATTAAAAACCTTTGGGGAAACGATAGAGAGCCGTTTGAGGGCAATGATGTGCAGTTTGCTCACGATGTGTGGGATAAGATACTGGGCGATAGACTTGGAAATGAAGCAAAAGTGATGTTCCGCACAGGCTTATTGTCGGTAAGCGAGGATTACGAATTTGTGATTGTAGACACACCGCAGTATGATACTACAAGAGTAGATGCAGACGGAGTGCGTTCATTTTGGCGAATGACTTTGGCTAAATCCGAAGCTGACTTGGAAACACTTGGAGTATACGTTCCCTCTGTTCAGCGGCAAGGCAAAAGTGGAGATGCCTTTGCGCTTTTAGGCATTGATATGCCGCACGAGTATGTAGTGAAAGCGGAAGAAGCCTTAGATGATTACAAGAAGCAGATTCTTAAAGAAAAGGCTCAACTGAAAGAAACCTACACACTCGGCTTAGATAGAATCCGCCTGCAAGAGCCTATATCTGAAAGTGATAGCGAGTTACTTTTCAACTATTTGCGCGTTGGCAATAGCCTGCGACTGCGCACAGAAGCAATGAACAACAAAGGCATTGCCGATGATGCGCCATACAAGGTGTTGTATATTCAGTCAATGACAACAACCTACCGCGAAGCAACCTCGGATGATGCGGCATTAAACCCCAATGTAGAAATTAAAGTGAGCGATGAGTACGAATCTACCGCAAATGCGATTTCCACAATAACCGCAGAAATATCCTCGCTGAAACAACGCGTAAACACATTCAATATTGAGCAAGTAGTGCGAGCCGTTGGCGATAAGCTCTACCTGCGCAAAGATGGCCTTTCGGATATTTCGCAATCCCCTACGAAATTTTTCTCCCTGCTCACAAGTGGCAACTTCCGCGCAGGCTTGGTAGGTGGTGCGGGCTGGGGATTCTACAAAGACGCAAACGGCAAAGCAGTGCTTGAAGCCGACATAGTTAATGTGCGCGAAGAATTAGCCGCTAACACCTTTGTAATCAACCAAGTAGAAGCGCGAACAGGTATGATTATAGAAAGCGCGGCTTCGCTGAAAATCGCTTCTGTAAGTGGTGATGGCACAAACGTTTACATAGTTACCTTTGACCAAAAAGATGGCTCGGTAGCTAATATGTTTGTAGTCAACGATATAATCTACTGCTCGCGATTCAACGCAGATAATTCACACCAAAAAGTCTACAAAGGCATCGTGCTTGATAGCCAAGATACCTATCTCAAAATAGAGATTAGTGGTGATGGCCAACCCGAAGCAGGTGATGTGATTGTGCAGTACGGCAACATTGTAGACAAAAACCGCCAATACGTCAAAGTGCGAGATGTAATTGGCGGCGGCTATGAGCGTTACATCGAGGGATTGGATTCACCAAGCGCAGAGGGTATTGAGTACTTCTACGTAGGCCGCCAAGCATCTCAATCTCCGCGGTGGTTTATCGGCTACGAAAACGGCCAATACATTGAATGGAAAGACGGAGTGCTCAACATTAAAGGCACTCTGTCGGTCAACTCCACAATCAACGACCAAGCCCTACCCGACTACTTCAAAAGCATAATCCCGGCTATCAAGCAAGAGGATATTGAGGGATTTGTCAACGCGATTGTTGGCCCCGAGATTGAGAATATCCAAAATCAAATTGATGGAGTAATCGAAACGTGGTTCATCGAAGAAGTACCAACGCTTAACAACTATCCTGCGAGCGAATGGACTACAGACGATTTAAAGAATAACCACGTAGGCGACTTGTGCTACGATAACTCAACCGGTGGCGCGTATCGCTTTACCAAGAATAGCGATGGCACATACTATTGGAACGTTATCACAGACGAAGCCATTACAAAAGCATTAGCCGTGGCAAAAGACGCGAAAGACACCGCGGATAAGAAGCGCAGAATATTCACTGCCAAGCCTTATCCACCTTACGATGTAGGCGATTTATGGGTGAATGCAACTTACCCCGACTACTTCGACAATGATAGCGCGGTATGCAAAACGGCAAAAGGCTCAACGCAATCTTTCCAAATTACTGATTGGCAAAAAGCATCCAAGTATACCGACGACACTACCGCCAATCAAGCATTAAACGCTATTGCAGATTACTCTTATCTGAAAGAAGCCTTGGCAAACGATACTACAATCAGCGGCGGCTTGCTTATGACCTCGCTTATTTCGCTTGGCTTCACAGATGATTTTGGCCGCCACAATATGGGCGGTATGAACGGCATTTACACCAACGCTAAAACCATTGCATCTTGGTGGGGCGGCACAATGGTAGACCGCTTGCTTGATAGCAGTAATTCTGATATAGCGAATGCGGCTACGGCCTTGATTCGTATGGATGGTAGCGGTTATTTTGCAAAAGGTGGTATTACGTGGGAGGCGGATGGTAGCGGCTCGGTAGCCAACGGCAACATAACTTGGACTAAGTTAGGTAACGTAACCCTCGGCAATGGTGTGGCAATTACCCTTGGCGATGGCTCCAACCAAGGATTGAGCGACACCCTCACTTCGATTATGCAGTTCCTCAACGGCTTTACCACACTTATCACTCCGATGGATAAAGATGGTAATGAGTTGACGTGGGCGCAAGCAGATGAGTGTGCCGCATTACGAGTATCGAAAGCACTTTACTCCGTTGAAGATTTAAGCGCGTTTGGCAATGGTATAAGCAGCGGCGGTGGTAGTGGTGGAGCAAGAGCGTTGTCGGAATTGGTCGACGTTGATTTAACTGACTTATCTACAAATCAGTTTCTTAAATTCAACGGCACACACTGGGTAAGTGAAACAATCACCATACCTACTAAGACAAGCCAGCTCACCAACGATAGTGGCTACCTCACCAAACATCAACCACTTGACGAATACCTCAAAGCCGCTATTGCAGAAACCACCTACGCAAAGAAAGGTGAGGTGGTATCAGGCGTAGCCCTCAATTCCGACAACGATATTGTAGTTACCAAAAGCGGCCAAAATGTGCTTTCAGAATTACGCGCCAAGCGATTAGGTGTCTACGACACGCGCGATGTCGCAGACGAGCCGCAATCATTCTCGGTAGGTATTGTGGCCGACTTCAAGCGCAAGGCAACAATCGGATTAACCGATAGTGATGCTTTCAACTACGCGGGTGTCTTGTCAATCCAATCGTGGAAAGACTTCACCGCAGGCTA